TGTTGGAATTTTAACTCTTGGTTTTGCAGCGATTGCAATTCCTGCTGTTCCTGGAGCTGTAGGAGCTATATTATTTTTACCGATAGCAATAAGTGCATTATTAGCTGTTGGAATATTGAGTTTAATTTCATTACTTAAAATAAACAATTCTCAGATTACGAAATTTATTTTTTCTGTTGGAATTTTAACTCTTGGTTTTGCAGCGATTGCAATTCCTGCTGTTCCTGGAGCTGTAGGAGCTATATTATTTTTACCGATAGCAATAAGTGCATTATTAGCTGTTGGAATATTGAGTTTAATTTCAATCATTAAAACAAATAATTCTTCAATCGTAAGTTTCATGCTTTCTGTTGGAATTTTAACTCTTGGTTTTGCAGCGATTGCAATTCCTGCTGTTCTTGGAGCTGTAGGAGCCACATTATTTTTACCGATAGCAATAATTACATTGTTGACTATTGAAATATTAGCTTTACTTTCAGCGAGTAAAATAAATAATTCTTCAATCGCAAATTTCATGCTTTCTGTTGGAATTTTAACGCTTGGTTTTGTTGCGATAGCAATTCCCGCAGTTGTTGGTTTAGTTGGGGCTGGATTATTTTTACCGATAGCAATAAGTACATTATTGTCAGCTGGAATATTATCTTTGATTTCAATACTTAAAATAAATAATTCTTCAATTGTAAATTTCATGCTTTCTGTTGGAATTTTAACACTTGGTTTTGGTGCAATAGCAATCCCCGCAGTTATTGGTTTAGTTGGAGCTGGATTATTCATTCCTATCGCAATAAGTACATTATTAGCTGTTGGAATATTATCCTTAATTTCTCTTATTAAAATAAGTAACTCACAAACCGTAAATTTCATGCTTTCAGTTGGAATTATAACACTTGGATTTGCAGCTATATCAATTCCTGCTGTTCTTGGTTTGGTAGGAGCTGGATTATTTATTCCGATAGCAATAAGTACATTATTGGCAGCTGGAACAATATCATTAATTTCCAAAATAAAAGTAAATAAAGAACAAATTTCAAATTTCATGAGTTCAATTAAACTTTTAACATATGGATTTGCCTCTATGTCAATTCCTGCCGTTGCTGGTTTAGTTGGTGCTGAATTATTTTTACCAATTGCTAATATTGCATTAACTGGAATTAAAACTTTGTCTTTATTATCTAAAACTCAAATAGATAATAAAAAAATATCTGAATTTGGTATTGGAATGAAATCTTTAATTTCATCATTTAATGAAATTGGATTAATTTCAGCAGGAAAAGCCGCTGTAAAAGGAAAATTATTAATTCCTCTTATTAATATATCAAAAACAGCAATAAATTTATTTGACGATTTAACAAAAATCGATATTGTAAAAGGAAGTGTTAATTTATTGATACTTACTAATACATTTAGTTCAATTATGGAAAAATTGGAAACTTGGAAAAATAAAAATGCTACAAATTCAATAAAAAATATACATAATTTTGTCGATAACTTTAGAGATTTTAACGAAAAAGAATTCACATCAATAACAAATACGATGTCTGAATTTTTAAATTCGTTGGCTGATGATAAAAAATGGAATAAAATAAATAATCATTTGGCCGAAATGAAAAAGAATTTCAAAGATATTGTGACAAATATCAATATGATTAATTTAAACAAAGCATTATTATTTAACGATACATTAAAAATTCTTTCAACAAAAGATACTAACGAAAATTTAAGTGAAGTAATTAAAAATTTGAAAGAAATGATTGGGTTACTTTATGAACAAGCAAAAGTACAACAAAATATTATAGCAAAAGAAGTAGATACAAAATCAAGTATTATTCCAATTGATAAAACAAACAAAACTGAAACACCTGTTTTAACCAAAAAACAAATGGAAGAACAAAGACAACAATTGGATATAATGAATAGTTTTGTTGATGCTTTGGAAGCTGTAACTTTAAAAGTTTCAATTGTTGATCAAAATATTAATAAAATGATGAATTAAAACAAAAAATAAAAAATTCTTAGAGTAATAAATATATTCTCTATTGAAAATGGATGAAAATCCAAAAAGAAATAATTTTGATGTTAGCGATTCGTACCTAAATTCTTATGATTTATTTTCTTTGATCGCGTCAGAAAATGAGTTTTGAATTTTAACCTGAGTAATCATGGAGAAGAATCCTTTCGAAATTATTAAGTATATACACAAATTAATCTAATCCAAAAACAAAATGACAAGAAAAGAATTCGTTCTCAACGTTGTTGAGGAAATCAAAGAGAACCCAAGAGCAGTTCTCGCTGGACACGGTATTCAAGCCGCTGTATTACAAACAATTATTGGACGCCCCGATGTAATGTCGAAACTTGCAACTGTATTGTATTCAACAGTATATGCAAAAAAAGGTGCAAAAGGTTTGAAAAAAGCCGCAAATTTCAAAATTTCCGGTTACAAAAACTTTGCCGATTTTAATTTAAAAGCCCGTGAAGATGTTGAAACTTTTGTTGGTGGTTTATCTCCTGAAGATGGTGCCTCTTTCACAAATGCTGACAATATTTTAACAATTTTACTTTTACCACAGGAAACAAGTACTGGTGAAGAAGGAACAACAAATGAAATTGTTTCCGGTAAATCGGTTGCTCTTACTTTTGATACTGCCGTTCGTAAAGAATACAAACTTGGTGGAGGTATGTATATTACTGTAATGCTTGGTGCTAGTGCCGCTCGTCCTGTTGAAGAAAAAACAGCTGAACGTAAGGAAAAAGTAAACAAGAAAAAACAGATTCGCCGTACACCTGCTAAAATTCTTGGTGAATTAAAATCAAAAGCAAACAAGAAACTGAATAAGTTAAAAACTGAACGCAGAGAACTTGAAGATACTGCTTTTACAACATCAATGGAATTAAACCAATATAAGGAAATGGGTGGAATTTCAAAAGGTGGTAAAGAAAATAATGCAATTATTCGTGAAAGAAAAGCTAAACTTGAAGATGCTATCAGAACTCTTTCATCAAAAAATGGTATTTATCTTGCAAATCTTTCAAAAACAACTGATCAAGGAAAGAAATTATCTTTGCGTTCTATGATTTCAAAGAATAGCGCAAAAATTAAGGAATTACGCGCAAGGCTTGGTACTTATGATAATTTAAGTTCAACAGCTATTAACAAAAAAGCACTGTTACTTAGCAAAACACATGCAGCTATTGAAGCAAATATTGCTAAGGGAATGAATATCAGCGAAGCATTAAACAGTGCCGTATCTGGTCTTGCAATCAAACCTATGCAACAGGAAATCATTAAGCAACAAATTATGGAACAAGTTGCTTCTGGAACTCCCATGCAATTTGCTGTACAACAAACAATTCAGCAGAATTTTGGTGCTGAACAGGAATTTATTGAACAAGAACTTCCTGCAACTTCCCTGAGTGCTAACTATGACATTAAGGCCTTGATGGCAACTCTTTAATGTTTAAAATCCGATGTTAGTAAAAATTAAGAATCAACGGGATTTATTCTCGTTGATTCTTAATTTATTTAAAATTGAAACGAACAAATAAAAACATAAAAACTATGGCAACTTCAATAAAAATATCAAACGTTAGGGATAATAAAGATGAATTTATATCCCGAATTAAACAAATAACTTCTCCTGGCAAAAAAAAATTATTTGAAAATTTAGCTAAAGAAAATTGGAGAGGTGTTTATACCGAATTACTTTATCGTATTGAACTTTATGCAAGGACAAAAGTATTGAATTATACTCGTCAAGATCTTAATAACATTATTGGACAAGTTCGTAAAATTATGATAAATAATGTTGTTGATGCGCTTGTAAAAAATGATCAAATAAAATACAATCTTACTCCAGCACTTATTCCTGATGTTGATGATAATAATATGAGCATAAAGGGAAAAAAAGGAAGAGTCGATAGGAGATCAACTCCAGAAATAATAGAATGGGTTGAGAAAAATTATGAATTTATTTATGAAAATTGTTTTGAATATACTCCTTCTCGTTTACCAAAAATTTCAGACATTAGCAAATGGTTATGTGATGAACTTTTTATAAATAACACACATCTTTCTATTAGTGATTATTCAACTCAAGATTTTTTCGATTATTGGGATAATTAAATTTAATTTATGAACGAAAAAATCTGATTAATTTTAGATTTTTTCGTTCATAATATATAATTCAACTATATCAAAATTCCTAATTATTTAGAATTTTTAAATAAACCAAATCATGGCTGAAATAACCACATTATCTGTTCCGCAACCACAGCTCACCCAATTAGAGTGTATATTTAAAGGTCCTCTTGAAAAAGGATCAATGGTTGAATTTGTTTCGGATTTAATTTTACTTGATTCACAATATCATTTCAATCATAAACGTGTTTGGGTTAAATCGGATAAATGTAATTATTATTTAGATAATGGCACAGGAACAGAATTAATTAATTGGAAAAAAGAATCAGCAAGAATTGTAATTACACCATATATACCTGAAAATACATATCAACCAGGTGATTGTATTTATCAAAATGGCAAACTTTATGCTGCCAAAGTACCAGTCCCATTAGAATTTAATCCATCAGATTATGAAGAATATTGGTTATGTATTAGTGGAGAAACAGAAACATATCGATATTTATTTTCAAATATTTCATCTATAATTATTTATACTGAAATGCGAAATCCTAAATTTGAAGTAATTTTAGGTGATTTTGTGTATGATGGACTTGGAGCTATTGTTATAGACCCTGTAACAAATTTGGCTCAATTGATAAATATGGAAGTTGTTGATGTTTCTGTTATCAAAAGAGAAGATTTACCTGCAAATAATGGAATAGCATACGAAATAAGCTTTTTTGAAAATGATGAATTATCTGTCCAAGTTTCAGGTTGTATAAACATTAAATAAATTTCTAATCATGGATAAAAAAATTCTAAAAATATTTCGTTCATTTGATTTTCGTAATAACAAAATCATAAATGCAAAAGTTGATACACCTGAAGATTTAAAACATATCGCAAATAAAGAATATGTTGATAATACAGGGAAATATGATACTGAAAAAGCAAACACTTATCAAAATCCTTTTCAATTTCCATTAATATTAAATACGTTCGAAAAAACATTCAAACAATTATTTGATGATTTGTTTTTCCCGAGAATATTGCCATTATATACAAATCCAATATTAAAAAATTGTGATATTGTTTCAAATAAAAATTTATCATTTATTAATGGCAAACATAATGTTTTTTATGATCAGGAAATTCAATTACTTTTTGATTGTGAAACATTAGATAATGATAGAACTTCAACAAATGATTATATCATAAAAGTATTAAATCCAATAACTAATGTAGTAACAAGTAGCATACTTTCGGGGACAAAACAATTACTAACTTTTGTTTTAGTACCAAATATGGTATTTTCTTTTGAAAAATTATATAATCCAATCACAATTGCGAAACAAGATTCATATGGGGATTATTATATTGAAAATGGTTTCGGATTATTATATAATTTAATAGTGGATATAACACAAAATTTCAATAATTTTTTTAATTGTTTACCAAGTCCAATTATTTCAACAATACGTGAAGAAGAAGGAATACCAACATATGTTGTTGAAACAAATGTTGATGAAATTGATTTTATTACTGATTTCGAATATATAAATACAAAATTAATTCCTAACGGAATTGAAGGAATTTTTGATATATTAATTCCTAAAGAATATATTGCAAATACGAATGAAATTAAAAATTACAATATATATTTGGAATTATTTCTTAGTATTGAAAATAATGGGATTGAGGAATTAACCTGTTATTCAAAAACTCAATTAATTATTGATTGGTTAATTGTTTATACAAACAATGAAATTATTATCCTAAATGATATTGAATATTTTAAATATCAAATAAATTTAGGAATATTCGAACAAAATATGCGTTTCAAATTATCTTTTGAAAAATAAAATATTCTGACAATGGAAACATCTGCAATAGAAAATAGAAAAACCGAACGAGAAATTTTCAATAATTTTCGTATTTCAAAAAATATACCAATTGATTCACGTTTTATTGTTAATAGTTTATTGACAATAAATATTGAATTGCCTTTATCAATAAGATATGATGGTTTAATATTTTTTGTTGAAGAATCAGAAATAAATGGTAATATAGGTAATCATTATTATTTTGGAAAAGATTTAACAACTCCAATTCCTTTATTACAAGCTATAATTGCTGGAATAGTTCAACAAGTAACTGTTTTAGAAATAAATTATGGTAATTTAAACAATATTCTAAATGCAACTAATTCAGTTGCTGGAAATATTGTTACTGTTAAACCATTAGATATTACATTTATTTTTGATGGACTTAATTGGAAATATTTTGCTGGAAAATATTTGGTTGCAACTGATGATAATTTTATTTCATTGCCAAATAATTTGAAAGAACCCGGAGAAATTGTAAAAATTGGTACAGTTAGTTTTATAGAAAAAATTATTAATTTGGATTTGACATTATCATTAGTTTTGTCTAATCGTTTTAATATTTTTACTGTAAATTTAATGAAAGGTAAAAATCGAATAAACCATCAATTTTCTTCAACTTATATTTTTAGTTTTATGAGGATATATGATATAATCAATCCACAAGAATCTAATAATAAAATAATTCCAACTCCTTTTGAAATTGTTGATTCGATGAATATAGATGTTCTGTGTTCGTTCGATAATGTTACTGCCGATATTTTAATTCAAGCAAATAAAATTTTATAAAATGGAAAATCAAGAACAAATTGATAAAAAAATAGTTCCAGAAGAAAAAAAACAGGAACCTATTATTACAAATCTTTTTGAAGACATGAATAAACACAAACACGATCATGATTCTTATGAAAAAATGATCGCAGAAAAAAAATAATTTTTTCACCAATAATTTTCAATAATGATAATTGAATTCACTCAGAAAAAAGACGCAATCGATATTTCATATGTTGACAATAAAAATCAAATAACTGTTGAAGAACTAATCTTAAAAAAAGGATATTATTCATATGTTGAATGTGATGAATATGACCCAAATAAAATACCTGATTTAAGAAGTTTTAAAAACAGTCCGATAAAAGCAGAAAGTGCAAAATATTTTTCACACCATAATGTGAATGAATTTTTCATGCATGAAATACCAACCAATTATCCGGATTTTCATGAAAAAGTTTCTAAAATTTCTGAACCAAATCCATTTTCGGTTGATATTGAAGTTATGCCAACAGATGAATTTGGATATTCTGATCAAGAAAAAGCTGAAAATCCAATAACATCGATATGTATAACCGATAAAGAATTAAATTCTATTCTCTTTATAGTAAAAAATCCACTTCATCCAGAAATAAATGATATAGACAAAGGATATATTGATAGTATTATCAAAGATTCTTTGAAACAACATTATGTTTTACATGAATATAATTATAATATTCGAATATTTGATACTGAAAGTGAAATGCTTAATGTATTTCTTGAATGTATCAATAATTATTTTCATTTAACAATAGGGTGGAATTTTTTAATTTATGATTGGCAATATATTTTCAATCGTTGTCAAAAAATAGGTATCGATGTTAAAAAAGCATCTCCAACAAGAAAATTAACAAATAAATCAATTGATATTAATGATAGCACGAAAATAGAATTAAAACTTCCGAGTCATCGTGTTATTGCAGATTACATGTTTTTGTTTCAAAATTCACTTATTTATAATAATCTTGGTTCTTATTCGCTTGATAATATTGCGGAACTAATTTTGAAACTACATAAAGTAAAATACGATGGTAATTTGAGAACATTATATGTTGAAAATTATCTTAAATTTATTGGTTATTCTTTCATAGATACGATTTTGGTTATGTTAATTCATAAAATAACCAATTTACTTACTGTTGACTTTTTTCAGTCTTTTTATACTGGAGTACCTTATTTGAAATTATCACAAAATAGTATTTCCGAAGCACTTGTTTATCAAGAGTTAAGAAGTAATAATCGGTTTTTGTTAGCATCTGAAAAAACAAAAAATGTTGCAAGAAAGTATGCTGGTGGTTATGTAAAACCTCCATTAAAAAAGATTGTTGAATCTGTTATTGGTGAAGATTATAAAGCACTTTATCCAAACGCAATGATTACAATGGGATTAAGTCCTGAAGCAAAAATAGATTTAATAAAAACCAATAATGATGGTATTCCAATAAACGAAGAAGAAAATCAAAAATGGTTAAAATACAAAAAAATGGGGTATGCTTTAGCTCCAACAGGTCGAATTTATGATGTAACAACAGACTCATTATATACTCGAATCGAAAAGAAACTTTTGTCACAAAGAAATATATTTCAAGGACATGCAAATGATATTTATTTGAATATTTTGCCGAAATTGAAAAATGAGTTAAACAAAAGAATTTCAAATAATTAATCCAATAATTAATAATTAATAATCAAAACCATCATGAAATTACAATTTCGTAAATTTTTTCCTGTTAAAGAACCATTGGGACTTAATCAGAACGAAAAAGAAAAAAATGCTCTTTATCACAGTATTGGTGTTGATGTTTATATGCCACTACCAACAAGAGAATTTATTAATGCATTATTAGAAAAAAATCCAGGAACAATTGCAAGAACTGGTATTGAAGATATTAATACGAAATCTTTGATTGCCGAATTTACAATATTTTTAAATGGTATTGAAATTTTAAGTTATTTCAATAATAAATATCGAATTTATAATGATATTAATATTCCTTCCGGTATTGGTATTTTAATTCCTGAAGGATATTATGTTGATTTACGTTCAAAAAGTTCTAATTTTAACAACAGATTTACTTCGATTAAAGGTTTAATTGATGAAAATTTCACTTATGGAATGACCATTCAAATTCATCTTTTAAGTGATAAACCAATTACTTTGGAACCAAATGAAAAAACAGCTCAAATAATTCTGATTAAAGGTCAATTCATTGAAGAAATGGAAGAAATATCTGAAGAAATGTGGGATATTAATCCGGAAATAATAAATCGTCGAGTAAATAGAATTGGTGGACTTGGAAGTTCAGGAAAATTTTAAAATAACTCAGCTTATTTTCCCTATGAAAAAAGGATAAATATAATATAAAATATTTTTGTTCATTAATTTAAAAACAAACACAATGGCAAAACAAGCTCTCAAAAAAACAGAAACAAAAATTGAAGAAACTTTTGATACAATGCAAAAAATAGTTGAAACTCCAGTTGAAGAAACTTCAGTTGAAGAAACTCCAGTTGAAGAAACTCCAGTTGAAGAAACTCCAGTTGAAGAAACTCCAGTTGTTACTGAATTAATAATTGACGAAGAAAAATTAAAAATTGCAGAAGAAGAAGCAAAACTTGAGGAAGAAGCAAGAATCGCAGAAGAAGCAAGAATCGCAGAAGAAACAAGAATCGCAGAAGAAGCAAGAATCGCAGAAGAAGCAAGAATCGCAGAAGAAAACGAAGCCAATACTGAAGAGTACGAAGAAACAAATGAAGAACTTATTGATGAATTAAAAGCTCTTCTTAAATCAAATAATAATTATTCGTTTTTGAGTTGTGGTCGTCATTTAAAAGGAGAAATTAATCCACAAACATTACATCTTTTTTATGATGAATTTATTTCATACGGAATATCTACAAAACTTGATAGTGATGTTTTAATTTTGTTAAAGAAATTATTTGGATAAAATTTGTTGAAAAATAATTCTCATAATAAACAAAATACTCAAATAATAAATCACAATTCTAATGGATGAAATAAAAACAATAAAAATTTCAAATTTTCGGTTGAACGTTTTCAGAAAATTACTTGAACAATCGTTAATTGTGGATAATCAATTAATGTTGGAATTTAGTGATACAATAATCAGAGCATGTTCATTTTCTTCTACAAGATCATTTATGAAATTATGGTCGATTCCTCTCAATAATTTATTGAATGATAAAGATTCTACTGATGTAATTGAACTTGATGTAATTCCAAAACAAGCGCTTAATTTTCCTGTCTTTAATTTTTACATTTTGAAAGGAGAATTATTTCATAAATATCTATCAGTACATAATACTGATATGGTTGATTTGGAATTTATTCTCCAAAATGTAAACAACAAATATCAAGCGGCAAATATTACAATATCTGGAAAATCAGAAGGTAATTCACCATTGACAACAACTTTTACATTAACAACAGAAGAATTAATATCAAACAAAATTGATGATTATTCTCAAATAATTAAAGAATGTACTCCATTACCAAATATGGAAGAATTCATTCTGACTGATACACAAATTCAGGAAATTAAAAGATTAATCAAAAAACTTCATAAATCAACCGCAAATAATACTGCTTTTTTAACATTTACCGTAGATATTGAACAAAATAAAATAATCGTTAATGATAAGGTTTTTAATGTTAGTTTTCTTCTGACACAAAAACTTTCAATTACCGAAAATATTTCTTTCAATATTTTAAAATCTGATTTTGTAATGACTGGAAATCACACTTTCAGTATTTACACAAACGAAAATGAACAGAAAGTTATTTTAGGTACAAAATTCGCTGGTTCAATTATTTGGTGTTTGTCTTCAAAAATAAATGAAAATTCAATAAATATTGATGATTCAGCAATGGATCATGTCATTGATTCGCTTGATATAAGCGAATATATCGGAGATAATTAAAGGAAAACCGAATTTAATTCGGTTTTCCTTGCATAATAAAAATAATCAAAAATAATCAAATGGATTTTTCTGACAATTTTAATGAATTATATAATGAAACAATCGATTTATCCAAATATTCTGATGATGAGATTCGGTCATTAATCCTAAAGGCAGAAGATATACAAAAACAATACAAAAATTTACAACTTGTTGTGAAAGCTGATGCTAATTCATTATATGGAGTTTCAGCATCAATTTATTATTCATTACACGATGTTGATATTGCGGAAGATATTTGTGCTACTGGAAAACATTTTGGAGTTATAGTTGATCGTGCAATAAATAAGTTTTTTGTAAACTGGGGAGAAAAAGAATTATCAATAATACAGGAATTTTATCCAACCGTTACAAAACTCAGAAAATTCACCAATTATGTTCCAGATACTTCATTCGATTTATGTGTTTATGGTGATACTGATTCTCGATATATTGATTTAGGCAAAATTTATTCTTTCCTTGAAATAGACGAAAAAACTACTGTTAGTATTCCAGATTCTGACAAAGAATTAGCTGAATTTGGAACTTTTATTGTATCGAAATTTATAAATAATATAATAAAAACAACAATTGAAAATGATTGTATTTTTCGAAATGGAAAAATAGGACATTTACGTATGGTTCACGAAGTAACAACTCGTAAATGTGCATTTATCAAAAAGAAAAAATATATAATGACATCTATTTGGGAAGATGGATTATTACTTGACAAACCCAAAATAAAATTTAAAGGTGTTGAATTAAGACGAGGAAGTTCTGCTCCAAGAGCAAAAAAAATATTAAGTAAATTGGTTGATAAATATTTATTAGAAAAATATGATTTACCAATGTTACGAGGTGAATGTCTAAAACTTATCGCTTATATTAAACAACGAAAAGAAAAAGATTTTATTTATTTAATTACTTCAGTAAGTGGATTAAAATCAATTACAAAAGATCCAGAAACAAATATATGGTCGTCCGACAAAAACCATATACAAATGCAGATTGCAATTTCTTGGTTAAATTTTATTGAAGAAAATAAACTTCATAATGATTATAAACCAGCATTTGATGGACAAAAAATGAATTATTATTATTGTAATGAAAATTCTAAATATAAGGTTATTGGTATTCCTGACGATTTAGATATAAATACAGTAAAAAATTTACCTGAACCCGATTGGAATAGAATGATAAATGCAACATTAATTAAACCTTTATTGAGATATTCATACGAAAAAGATTTAATTGATGATACAGATATTGAACATTTCTTATTAGGAGTAAAACAAATTAATATGAGTAAATCAATTTGAAATTTTTTAAATTTCTTATTCACAATAAATAAATTTAAAATAAAGAAATTAACAGTAAAAATAAAAATCATGAAACTTACTAACGACGAAACTATCGATTTATTGGGTACTAATTCATATTCAGCAATTGTGAAAGAAATTGTTGAAAAAATTCAAAAAGCCGAAGCTGATACTTTGGTAGGTTCTGAACTTCTTAAAGAAGTTTATTCAAAATTGAATGAATCAATAACTCCTTTATTGACGTTGAAACCATTTATAACAGGAGCTGAAAAAATTGCCGGTGATGATGTGAAATTAGTTGATTTAGTTAATTTTTTGAAAAAGAAAATAACGGGAAATGCCGATTTAAATTTTCTTATCAATCTTGTTAAAGAAGAACATTTTGCTGAAATGTCTCGATTAAATCATCCTTCACCACAATCAACAATTAAAGATATTGAAGATCAATTTTCAAAACCTGGAAGTGTTATTGAAGAAGGAATAAAAGCTGGACTTTTTGACGGTTTACAATCGAAACTTTTAAATAAAATAAAATCCGATCTAAATGTTAAAAAAGACATAACGAAATTGAATGAATCAAACGCTATGTTTAATGAAAATCTTGTTAAATATTCTCCGATTGGAATTAAATTGGAAGATGTTGATAATAATCGTTTATTAATGTTAACCGAATCCGGTATTTTCGTTTTTGACAGAGCAACCAAAATATTTTCAAATCTGAATGAAAATGTTAATGTTCCACAAGAACATAAACATTTAATGCATGCAATCAATGAATGTGCTTATTCTCCGGAAAATAATACTTTTAGTTTGAATGAAAATTGGGATTTTGAATTATTATTAAATCCTGATGGAAATATTTCAGTAAACGGGAAAAATATTCCAAAAGAAAAAGTTAAAACATTACTTTTGGAATCTGTTAAAATTTACATGAATGATCCAACACGTGTAACTAATTTTAATAAATTGAAATATTTACATGATGCTGATAATTTCATTAAATTAATGGAAAATGCATCGCATTTGATCAGATTAGATAATTTGCAAGTTATCAAAAATTTGAATGAAAATAGTTATGTAATTTTACAATCACAAAATAACAAACCAGAAATTCTTTTATCAAGTTCAGGAATATCAAATAAATTATTTGAGTCATACATGGAAATGGTTGTTGATATTAATACAACTCTTTCAAGTAATATCACAAAAATGTTTGAATCTCAAATAATTGATGAAAATACCAAAATTTCAGAAAGAAATCAAAAAATCGTAAATCTTAACGAAGAACAAAAAGATTTAAACATCGCAATTGACAAAGTTCGTAAACTTAAAATTATTGCAGAAGAAAATTCTCCAGCAATGGAAAAATTAACCGGTCAAGAATCTCTTTTAATGCAAAAATTGAATGAAAATTTGGGTGAAATGAATTTATGTAAAAACGAGTTTAAATTGCATTAAAATGATCGAAAAATCTGTCAAATCCAAAATATACGTAACACCAAAAGAATTATTCGCCGAATATAATACGTCAATTGAAAATGGTAAACCGACAGAAAAATTGGTTGTTTTATTTACTAAAATTGCAAAACATTTTGCCACTACATTTAATTATAAAAATACATGCGATTTGAATGCTTGTGTTAATTACGCAGTTTCAGAAGCTTGGCGCAAATGGGATAAATTTAATCCTGCTGTTAGTGATAATGTTTTTTCCTTTTATACCACTATGATTTCAAATGATTTACGAATCCATTTTAATTTCATCACAAGAGGAAAAAATAAACAAATTTCAATTGAAGTTTTATTTTCAAATGATAAAAATTAACATATGATTAATCCTGTATTATCAAATTTTAGGATTGAATTTGGAGAATCTTTTTTCCCAGATACTATTACTAAAAAATATAATGATTTTTTGTTTCATAAAAATTATCCTTTTAAAACACTTAAGGATTATTTTTATGAAACAATACAGGAACTTGTTATGCCTGGAGTTAACTTAAATTCAATTGTTGCCAATGGATTAAATAATACGGGTTTTAATCCATCATCTTTAAATTTTCCTCATTCAACAGTAAATAGAAGTTATCCGGGAACTTCTTCAATAAATGAAATAATTGATGGAGTTGTTGTAAACATTACTTTTAGGAATACATTACTTAATTGGATGTATGCTTATGAAGTAATGTATCGCTATTATGATCGCACAAGATCAATAAGTGATTTTTATATTCAATTGATTATGAAAGATTCTGCTGAAATTGATATGATTAAATTTACTATGGGAGATTGTTATATATCAACAATGCCAGGTTTAACTTTTTCTTATATACAATCATTTTCGGAAAGTAAAACTTTCGATCTTTCATTTACTTTCAATAAATTTGATGTTCAGTTTTTAATTCCAGGATTTGATTTGAAACAAGTTACACTCCCATAAATGATAAATAATTCTGTTTTATTAAATAATGGAATAGAAACACTTTTAAATACTATTCCATATGATAATATTCCTATAATTGCTAATGTAAAAATAAACAATAGCAATTATGGTCGAGTGGATATATTTATAAATCGTTATTACTATGGTAATATGGCATATTTGCCATTATTATTAAGTTTTAATAAAATTTCTGATGCGGTTGAAATGAAATTAGGAATGAATTTTGAAATTCCCGATATAAATTATTTACTTTCTCAATTAGAAGTAAACAACATATTAGATGAAAATATTATTCCTGGTATTTCAAAATCAATGGATAATACGGAAATAAATTTTATTAAAAATAAAGCTTCAGGGAAAACAGTTGCAAGTCCAAAGTTAAAAATATCGTTAAAAAAAGTTACTTATGATAAAGAGACAGGAATAATATCTTATTAATATTATGGGTGAAATTCTGGTTAAACCAAATATAGTTGTTGAAGATATACAAATTGAGATGGATGAAAATTCATCCAAATTTGCTGAAAGAATTATAGACGAATGGGGAAGAAATATTCCAATAATTAAGATTGGAGATTATGTTTTAAATATTGGCGATCTAAGAGAATTTTCTCTAAAGATTGCCTTAAATTATTTACCTCGATTTACAATGGTTGTTGATGACGAACAACATCAAATTCGAGAAATGTTGAAAAACGATATTGACAAATGTATAATTTTTATTGGTTACAAAGATTGGTATTTGAAATTCAATGGTATAATCGATAAAACTTTTTCAACATTAGGCGGTTCAATTTTAAGATTAAGTGGTGAATATTATAATCCTAAATTATTTGAAGGACAACAATTTTCATACAAAGATAAAACTGTTTCAGATATATTAAAAGATATTGCGGAAAAAACTTCAATGGGTCTTTTCACATATGATAATCCCGAATTGAATGTTGTTTTGGATTATAGTTTAATGACTGGTACAAGATATATTGATTATTTAAAATTCATAATAAAAAATTATACAACAAATCTATTTTCAATTGATTGTAATTCGTTTATTCATATTGGTGATATTGATACTTTGCGTAGTCAACCATATGATAAATATTCTTTAGATTGGAGTACAGGAGAATCAATTCCCGAACAAGATATACTTTTTAAAACAATTAAACGGGAAGTTGAAAATGAAGATCCAGACGAAAAAGAATATAAAATTCCAATTAACTTAAATTCTGTCAATACAAATTTTGGTGAAATACATAAAGAAACTTATAGTTCATATGCTGTTGGATTTGGAGGAAATGGAGAAGAAATTTTAACTTCAAAAGAAACATTAGGAATTGGTTCTAATAAAACAAATACATTCTTTGGATTTAAAACACATAAATTTCCTTATTATAATGACCGAATAAATAAATTAATAGGTGGAAATTTTATACAATTAAGCACAAATAACATAATTTTTGAATTGACACCGTTAAGTATCGTTGGAGTTGAAATATATTTACCATTTACAAATGGAAAAGAAATAAGACTTGACGAAGAACATTCAGGGAAAAAAATCGTAATTTCTTACAGTATTGACTACAAAAAGAAAAATACTGAACAAAATAAATTAACACAAACAATTGACCTCATATAAATTTAAAATTATGGAATTAATAAATCCTAACGAACTTGTAAAAGCTTATTTACCTGTAATCGCCGCATTTAAAAAACGTGCTGATGTTCAAAATGGCAAAGCTATTGGTTATCATGAAAATCAATCTTTAGATGGGGAATTAAAGTTGGAAAATTGGCCAAAATCAATAGGATTTGGTTTATCCACAACAGGTTTTTGTGTTAGTGCTTCACAAGCATTATTATTTGATAAAATATTTCAAATTTTATTGAAAGATCGTGGTGCTGTTGCGAAAATTGTCTCTATTGACATTAAGGAACAATATTATGGAAATGTTTACAATGGTAGTCAAAACAAATGGCATTCAGCACTTTTAGTTAAGGACAATGGACAAAATTTCATTATTGACTTGACTTGCAGACAATTTGGTAATATGTTCCAAGATAAAGATATTTGGGATTTTCAGACATGGGAACAAACATTCCGTTCTCCAGTTGATAAACATGTTATTACAGATTTTGAACAAAATGTTTTGAATTTTTTACCTATTCAAAATATGGTAAAAACAAGCGATATCGATGTAATGCAAATTGAAAATCGTTTGCATTCAATTACAACAATTACCGATGGAGAAAGAAAAATGATTACTGATTTTTTCTTAAACAATATTGAAATTTTGAATACAAAATTAATTTTGGGGAATATCAATAAATTTGATTACAAATATCTTGATAATATCAACAAATTATTAAAAAATCTAAATTTCAAAACAACTCAAAAGTTATATTCCGTATTGGAATTTAATAACAAACAGGCAGCGTTAAATTTCATCGAAAATTTATCAAATAATAATTTCATTTTACAACAATTTATGATTCTTTCAAAGTCAATCGAAGATTCATGTCAATATAGTGGCATTAATATGCAAAATATTAATGATGAAAATGGAAAAGCTCAAACTTATGTTGTATTTGAATTTGATAATGTTAACGGAATTGAAGTTGATTTTATTAGTGATTTAACTGCAATTTGCATCCCATATGGCATCAAACTGACAATTGATCCGAACAAAGACATTTTCAATGGCGGACAACTTTTACCGATTTCAGTTGGTAATATTCAGAAAAAAACAAACAGTATTTGGATTAAATGTTCAAACTAAATCGAAAAAATTATGAAATACAAATTAAGTTTTGTCATTAATAACAAATTTTACACAAAAAATATTGAAAATGTTCTGGAAACTAAAGAACAAATTCAAAATTATATCGATAAAATGATTCTTTCATTTGACGAATATGGAATTAATATTCGATATATTTTAATAAGTAAACTTTTTAAAGGTCCAAATATAGGTATTTTTTATTTCGATATTGAAAAATCATTTCAAAAATTATTTAATGATTTTTCATATGTTCCAAATGATAATTTAGTTAAATTGCATTTAGACGGCACTAATGAATCTCGTTTTGATGAGAATATGCCTGAAGTACATTCTTACAAAAGAGTTTGTTTGCCTGGTTGGTCTGGTTATGTTGAAGGAATTTGTGATGGAGAATGGAATGGATTTGAAACGCCTTTGGTAAAATTTGATCAATTATTAAGATTTAATGAATTGAACGATAATCTTTATGATGCATTTTTTGAAGTTACTGAAGCAGGTGAACCTGTGATAATAAAATCAAAAAATGAAGGAAATCCTGACGAAATAATTGAACCAATAATCATGAATGGAGAAAATTATTATGATATTTCTTTAGGAATGGTATGGGTGGAATATATCTAATAAAAATATTATGTCTTTCAATATAAAACAATTAAAACCGAACAAAAAATCTCGTTACAAACAGGGAACTTTTGATCAATATAATCCACAAAAATATTTCGGACCTCGACCTATTATTTATAGGTCGAGTCTTGAATTACTTTTTATGCGAAAAATGGAAGCAAATTCTTCTGTTGAGCAATGGAGTTCTGAACAAATAGTTGTTCCCTATACAATGCAAGAAAAAGTTAACGGAAAATTTGTTACAAAACGACATAATTACAATACTGATTTTACTGTTTTTATGAAAAGTGGTGAAAAATATATAATAGAAGTAAAACCAAGAGGATTAACACCACTGAATGAGTCAGATTTACGAACAAATTTCACAATGTATAAAAATGCCTGTAAATGGCGTGCTGCAATTAGTTGGTGTAAAGCAAATGGTTATACTTTCAAAATAATCAATGAACAACATCTTAAAACAAAAGTTTTCAATTAAAAACAATAAAAAATCATGGCGAAATTTGTAAAAAACGGGGCATTTGTAAATATTGTTGAACTCAAAGATAATGAAATCCTTGCTTTATTGAAAATTAATATTCCTTGTCGCTTCAATTTCGGAGATACAGGTAAATCTATTGATTTATTCAATCGGTTGGAAAATAACGGAATTAATTTCATATCCGTTATTTTTAATGATGGAGAAAATGAAGTAATTGGATATGATATATTAATTGCGATGATAACATCAAACTTAGCTGATGGTCCATTAACAGTTGTTATGAAAAAACAGGATTTTCAGTTAAAAGAACCATTGTTATTAATGCTTGGTGATCTTAAAAAAGAATTAATTGGTTCCTGTATGATGATTGATTATAATTTACAAAATCATGTATATTCAATAATCAATAAAAAAACATCTGAAGGTCTTTCTGACAAACTTTATTATTTTGAAGACAATAATAGTATATTGGCATTTACAAAAGATGGTCCAGTATTACTTTACGGACAAACACAAAGCATTGAAGAATTAATTTGTAATTAAAAATGCAAGGAAGGAAGAAAAAAATTCTTAGTATTGATGAATATTTAGAGAAGCAAAAAAATCCTTCTCTTGAAAAATTACGTCTTTCAGAAAAATACAAAACTTCTTTGGCCAAAGCAAAAGCGAATAAAGATGAAGAAGATCAGATTGAAAAATTAAAATTACGGACTGGAAATTATTCGCTCAAAACAAGAATAATAAAAAATCCTTGGGTAAATTCAGCACCAGCAAGTAAAGCTATATCTTGGTTGTTTAAATATGTTTTCAAAAATCCAAGCGAATATCAATATAGAAAAAGATTTATTTACGCTGGTGGATTTTTTGCATTCGAATATAAAAATCCCAAATATAAACATACTCCACAACTTTTATGGTTCGATAAATATCCTTTAGTGATTAGTCTTGGACCAGTTGTTACGAAAAAAGGAATCAGAAACCTTGGATTTAATCTTCATTTATTACCACCAAAAATCAGAATAGTTGCAATTTGTAGAATATTTGAATTATATAAAAAACTTTATCGATACCAAATATTTTTCAAACAACAAAAACCTGTTCAAATTCATTACAAACAGATAATTAAAGCTTTAGATATGTACGGTATAAAATTTTCTGTCCGTATGTATATTCCAAGTAGAATGAATCAAATAGTTTTTTTCCCGATAAAAGATTGGCATAAAGCTATTTTTATTCCGTCAAGAGGATATGATGGAATACGTGCGACTAAATTAATAAATGCTTGGAAAACATATTGTCGAAATAATTCACACCCATCATCTGAAAATATTAATTGGAAATCATTAATTTAAAATAATGGAAACTTTATTTGACACAACAATAACTGATAAACCAACTTATACACCATCAATAATTGATACTGTAAAATATGGTACATTAACCAATCAAGAAAAAATGATTTTTGAAACGTTAAGAAACAGTATGTTGGAAATTTTTCCAATTAAAAAAAATGATCCTACGCATGATAATGAATCATTGAGATATGCTGAAAATTTTGCTTTTATTAATTTGAAAGTGATTACAATAAATGTAAATCAAATAATAGATGAAAAAATTGCAGAAATAAACAGTAGATTAACCGTATTGGAGGGAGAATAATTCATGATAAATTCCAAAATAACTATCTTTTTTGCAAAACTTTTTCCAAACAAAATACTTGAAAATGAAATAGTTTCAACGGTTATTTATGTAATATCGGAAAAACTTAAAATATTCAAGAAAAAAATGGATAATACTTTGAATAGCCAAATATGAACACACAAGAAAAAGAACAATTAATTGTTGGAACAATATTGACATGTAATGAGGAAATTAAAAAAATTTCCAAATTAATGCCGTCCCTCAATGAAAATAATTTATCAAAAAATAATTTGTATCATTTTAATATGATACAATTATTTCAAGAAATAAATCCTTTATTTGAAAATACTGGTAATTCACAAATAATTTCAAAAATACCAGAAGAATCAATTTTTGTTAAAAACACAAGAGGAAATTATTACGCATATTTTCAAAAAGTTTATGAATTTCTTGATGGTTATGAGATAAATTTACAAAGAACATTGAACGAAAGTTTAAATGTCAGTAATGATATGTCTCAATCAAATTCACAAATAGATATTATGTCGTTCAAGAATGATTTAAAAAATATCATACTTGAATTATCCAAAAGAAATGATTTAAAAAATATATCTAAAGAAATTCAAAAAATTAAAATTTTAGCAAAAAAACCTATAATTATAAATGGGTTTGATATTTGTAATAATTTATCTTTGAAAAAAGAATTATTTGAAAGATTTGGATTAACAAATCAAAAAATACTTGCCATTTGTTTCGATAAATCAAATAAACAATTATTATTTGTAACCAATACTACGGGTTCAATTATTTGTTACGATTTAGAAACAGATGTTTTGGACAATTATAATATTGTCAACAAAGATGAATCAATACCAAATAAGTCATTAACTATTAAAACTTATTTGGAAATTTTACGCGAATTAATTAACAATTCATTAATAGATATATATGTGAATGTTGAAGAATTTAAGTTTGAATTAACAGATAATTTATATTACGACAATGCGCGGATAAAAGCTTTTGAAGCACAAAAGACCCAAACATCTGTAATTAAAAAATAAAACAAAATATGAAATTAACTAACGGAATCAACATATTGGGAGCTCGGAATATTGAAAAAACAATATCTAAAAAGATATTGCTTGCCAATACTTCTGATAAAATTGACAAAAAAGCTCAAAAAAATGCGGTTGGTTCTGCATCGGATCCAATATATTTCACAAATGGAAATACTTTATTGTTTAATCCTGATATTCGTTATCGGAATACTTTCGCATTTTCTCCATTAACAAATATTAATTATCGAAATGATTTACTTTTATTTGCAGAAAATAATGAAATTAAAAAAGCTGTAAATATATTAGCAAATGAAACAGTTATTATAGATGCTGAAACAAACAAATATCCAGTATTTCCAAAAATAAATTTTACTTTAGTTCCTCCTGATAAACAAGAAATTGCAAAAGCAATTGATGAATATTTGAACCAAGTATTTTTTCCGCAATTATATCAATTTTATCAACTAAAGGAAGATGGATTAATTGATACGGTTAAAGAATTTATTATAACAGGTAAATTAGCATTTGAACTTATTTACGATAATCTAAAAAATCCCAAAGATATAATTGGAGTAATTCCAATTGATCCTTCATCTATTCAGAAATTCAAAGAAGGAGATTATGTATATTTTGTACAAAAATCCTTAACAGATAATAATGGAAAACAAAGAATTTTAAATGAAAATCAAATCATATTGCTTGAATGGAATAAATTTGATTATGGTTATATAAGTTATGTTGATAAACTTCGAATGTCATTTAATATTATGCGTTCGATGCAAACATCAAAAATTCTTTGGTTTGCTGCGAAATCTCAAGTAAGAATGCATATTAAACTTGCGATGGGAGATGTTGCAAGAACAGAAGCTGTCCAAAAACTTACGGAATCAAAAAATCAATATATAAATCATTTCACTTTTGGAGATGATGGAGTTGTCAAATTTAATAATCAACCAAATAATAGTGGTTATAGGGAATTTTTTACTGCTGAAACTGTTGCTTCTGGAAGTCCTGAAATCGAAGAAATAAATTCAAACGGTCCAGATTTAACAGAAGTTGATTCATTACAATATTGGGAAAAATTATTTTGGAAAGATACTGATATTCCTTACGATAGAATTGACCCTAATTCGAGTGATTCCTGGGGGTTTACTGATGTTTCAAGTTTACGAAAAATTGAAGTAAATTTCGCTAAATTCATAAACATGATTCGTAAATTATTGAATCAGATGTTTATGAAACCAATTATTATTCAATTAACTTTAAAGGAAATTGAAATTGGTATTGATCTTTCTTTGCTTGATTCAATTAAAATGCAATGGCTTGCATTTAACGAATATGATAAACTTGCCGAAATTGAAGTAATGCAAAAGAAAATCGAATTAGCAACAAGTATTGCTGAATTTGGTGAACTTGAAGATGTTAATGGAGTTGCAAGAAAAGCAGTACCAATTGGTTGGATTGTCAAAAATTATCTTGATTTTACTAAAGAACAATTGGATTCAATGGAAGAAGAAAGAAAAATTCAAAACAAAATGTTGGGATTTGCAGACGAAACAGTTTTAATTGAAGAAACTAAAGATGAAGAAGAAATTGTTGAAGAAGAAATTATCGAAGAAGAAAATATCACGAAAACAGATGACAAAAACTTTTAAAACAAAAAAATCATGAACGAACCAGCATACAGAAATTTAGTTAAAAAATTCAAGATTAATGAAAAAAAATTATTGTCAGAAATTGGCAAAAAATATTTGTCAAATTTCAATTTACAAGATGTAAAAGACAATATTGAAATGTTTTTTAATCACATAGGGGATGATGAAAATTTAAGTCAAATTCTCGAAAGAGCTGTTTGTACAGCATTTAGTGATTATTTTTATGAATTAATGGAAACAGAACAAAATAAAAACGAATTTTATTCGGCCGTTATTAAACAATATGACGAAGCTCCTGGTGTAATGATTTTCGAACTTTTTACGGAAAGTATTTCTGATAAAGTAACAAAAATACTTTTAAAAAAAATTATCGACAAATATGCGAAAGAAATTTTACTTCATTGTATGTCGATTAAATAAAAATTAAAAATCAAAAAATAGGTGGTTTCTTAAACCTGAATGAATCATTTGAAGAAGTTTTTGATTCAAATGATAAAAATTTGAATGAATCAAAACTTGATACAATTAGAGATATTCATGAATTACCAGATATTAACAAATATCCTAAAGCTTTGAAATTTTTTACGAATGTATACATGAGACAAGATTATCAAGATATTATTCCAACACTTGAAGACCTTGTTACTGGAGATGAAGTATCTATTCCAAAAGTTCAAGTGGCAATGGAATTTCTTGAAAAACGTTTAAAATAATTTTTTTAAAAAACAAGAATTAATAAATATAGTTCAATTAAGCACAAAAATCCAAATCGATGATAGATTCCAAGTTTTTATATATTGAATCCAGTCAAATTCCATTAATTCAAGTAGAAGATGGAGATTTGAAAGCAAATATGATGGATCCAACAACTGGTTCATTGTATAAGGGGATTGTTTTACAAGGCTGTTTTGCCGATTTATCAAATATTACCCCAAATAATAACAAAAGGTATTATGACGTTCCAACTTATTTGGAAATGTTACAAATACTGAAAAAACAAATATTTTCTTCAAAAGGTGTTTATGGTGAATTAGAACATCCTTCAGGTTATGCTATAAATTCCAATAATGTATCGCATAAAATACTTGATGTTTGGTATGATGAAAAGCAAAAGAAAGTTTTTGGTGTTTTAATACTTTTAGATACTGAAAAAGGACGAATTGCACAAGAAATAGTTAAATCGGGTGGACAATTAGCTGTTTCTGCCAGAGCTGCTGGAGAAGAAAAACAAAATTCTGATGGAACATTCAATTGTAAAGTAAAATTATTAACAACATTTGATTTGGTTTATCATCCTGGATTTGCAGAAGCTCTTTTGGAATTTAAACAGTTAAATGAATCACAAAAATTTCTTCAAGAAATTTCAAAAAATAAAACAGGTTTTAGTGGTATTATTTATGAAAAAGACTTTTTAAGTTTGGATGATAAATATACTGAATACACACAACTAAATGAAACTCAGTTTTGTTTTTATGAATGGTTTTTAAATGATTTAAACGAATCAACAAAAAAGAAAACTGTTTCCAAAGAAGAAAAAGCTACGGATAAAAAAGATGAAAAAATATTAGAAACTAACGAATCTCCTGATGAGAAAAAAATCGAAAACAAATTAAAAAAAGCTTCAGATAAAGATTTAAAACAAAAAGATAAATTTTTTGAAGAAGTTCTTGTTTCTCAACAACTTTTAAAAAAACATGCAAAACAAGGTAATACATTTTATCAAGGTAGTGCAGGATTTAAAACACAATCTTTTTTTAATGGTATTGATAACAATGGTTTCACATATTGAAATTTTCATATTTTAAACCAAACAATAAATATTAGAAATTAAAGTTTACTTTTTAACAAAAACCAATTAATAACAATTTAAAAAAAAAATCTATGAAGGGATTTATTGAACACCTGATTGATGGTATAGATCAGGTCGAAGCAGAAATGGAACTCGATACCATGCAAGAACTTAACGAATCACAAGAAAATTTTCTTGACGATACTGATTTAGATGAAAGTCAATTTGATATTGATGATGATCCAGATTTTGTCGATGAAACACTTTTCGAAGATGATGATGAAATGTTGTTTGAAGAAGATGATGAAATGTTGTTTGAAGAAGATGATGACGAAATGTTGTTTGAAGAAGATGATGATGAAATGTTATTTGAATCTCAAAAACAACAGAAGCAACAACAGTTGAAACAACAGCAGGAAAAAGAACAACAGGACAAAGAGGACCAAGAAGACCAACAAACACCTGTTCAAAAACAGCAATTGAAGCAGCAACAACAGTTGAAGCAACAACAGTTGAAGCAGCAACAACAATTGAAGCAACAACAGGAAAAAGAACAATTGGAGTTGAAACAACAACAGTTGAAGCAACAACAGCAGTTGAAGCAACAACAGCAGAAACAACAAGCAACTCCGGTTCAACAGCAGAAACAGCAACAACAATTGAAGCAACAACAGGAAGCTAAACAACAGGAGTTGAAACAGCAACAAGTTAAGCAACAACAACAGTTGAAACAGCAACAGGAAAAACAACAGGAAAAACAACAGGATTCTTCTGATAAACAAAAAAATTTAAACGAATCCGTCCGTGAATTTTATTTGGGAATTTCCTAATTTATCCATCAAATTTTTATTCAATCCAAAAAATTATAAATTTTAAAAAAATCAGAAATTATGTCTATTACACAAATCAAAAGGCAACGTATTTACAAGCATACGGAACTTGATCAACGCGAAGCTGATGCTTTAAAACCTCTTATGGAATCTGCTTTTGCACAGGAATTTGCAAAATATGAGGGAACTCGTAAGTCAATTAAAGATGAAAGGCTCCGTTTTGTTACAGAACAATATGCTAATCGCGCTCGTATTGCCCGCAACATGGGAAATACCCCATTATTTGAAGATGCTCAAATTTTTGGAGCTATTGCCCCAAGTTTGAAAAATTTATTTGAAAGTGTTTCAACGCCAGGTAATGTTATCGGAATGGGAGATGTTACAAATCCTGGTTCGTCAAGTGGACTTGCTGGTGGTATTTGGAATGCCGGTTACAAACCTGGTTCAGGTGATGTTCCTTCATATGTATTCGGACTTCAGAATCACATTGCATTAAATTGTATTGGTTTTGACCTTATGCCAACAATTGCTGTTGATACCCCGAAAGTTCTCGTTACTTATATTGACACTGTTTACGGTGGTGGTACATTTGACGATGCTGAAAACCTGCCAACTTTTGTTGAGTTAACTTCTCCTGTATTTACCCGTACCTGGATTAAAGCACAATCACTGAAACGTGCAACAACTGAAGTTATTATTGTTGCTGCTGATGGAAAAGCATTAAAAGTTCGCTTTATGCTTGGTTCAACTGTAAAAGCTGCCTTAACTGTTGAAGTTCTTGCAACCGGTACTTCTACTGAAGCTCTTGATGTTATTACTTATGTTTGGAATAATTCAGTAACTGTTAAACAAGTTGTTGATGCCGTAAATGTTGCCGCTTCAAAAGTTTATGTTGCTACTCCTACCGATGCTACTGCTGGAACTGCTATTGAATTAATTGGTGTTGGTTATGCTTCAGCTGTTCGTCAGAATATTGCAGAAGCTGCTTCAAACAACAATTCTCTTGGTGGAATGACCCGTACACAACATGAAAAAGGACCAAAGCATAAACTGAATGTTATTGCAATGGATAAACAACTTGAAATGGTTGGTTTGGAAATTGAAGCTGATACTTCAAATATCCAGATTAAGGATATGGCCGCAATGGGAGTAAATGTTATTTCCCATCTTTACACAGGTGTTCAAAACCAACTGGTTCAATCACTTGATGAAGTAATTCTGAGTCACCTTTATCGTATGGGTGTCACACATGCTGTGAATGCTTACGAATCACAAGGAACCAATTATTCATTATACATTGATACTCCTACAAACGCAACTCTTGCAATGAGTTCTGTTGATGTTACTTTTGAAGATATGACGAAAACTGATGTTCGTTCAAAAATGGGCAATCTCACAAATGCACTTGTTTCTGCAGCTTATGAGAACCAAATGACTCACGGTGAACGTCTTTATGCTCGTATTCTTCTGATTCTCGAATTTGTTGCTCAACAAAATCGTATCGGTACTCCTGACTTTATCGTTCTTGGAGGAACATTAGCTGCAACTTTAAAGAAACAATCTACTTTCAGTGCCTGTCCGGTTACTACTTCTTTCAGTGCAAATCCTGAACTCCATTATTCCGGTACCATTTTTGAAACAGTTAATGTTTACAAAAATCCGAAAATTGATTTTAACGATCCTCGTATTTTATTTGGTCGTCGTGGTAATGATAACGATCCTGGATCGAAATTCTTAGCATATGACCTCGCAGCATCACGTCAGATTGTTGCTGAACAGAATATGGCTGAAAAGATCAGAGTTTGGTCACGTTTCCAAATTGCTGATATCGGATTCTATCCTGAATTAAATTATTACACTGCTGTATTCATCAACAAATACAACTGGAGTTAATCAATTTAATCTTACTTTACGAAAAATCCCGGTATTTTTAAACCGGGATTTTTTTATATTTTTGTGATTCAAATATTTTACAATATTTAAAATAAAAATTATGTTTGAAAAATTACTTGTTAAAGTAGATAAATATGAAAAAATAATTATTGTTGATTCTGATGAAGAATTGATTGAAAAATTAAATTATTTAAGTGACGAATTAATAAAAATGAATTATAATATTGAAAAAATCCAAATATATTGGAAAAAATATTTAAATTTTGAATGGGAAGTTAAAAAAAGAAATTTAATTCAAATAAGTGTTGATGATCAAATTTTTGATGAATATATAAAAATTCATAAAATTAAAATAATCAAAAAACTTGGGAGCGGAGCAGCTGGTTCAGCATATGAAATTCAAAATAACAAAGTATTAAAAATGACTGTTAGTGAATCTGAATATAAATTTGCTAAAAAATTAATTGGAATGGAAGGACCAATAGCTAAAATTTATTCTGTTGATATTGTTGAAAAAAAAGGATTTATTATTCAAGAAAAATTAATTGTGAAAGAATATTTTTACGAATTATTCGAAAAATACCATAAACAAATCGCACATAATAGGAATTTTCCTGAATTCAAATTATCAAAAGATTGCAAAATATTTAAACAAGAATATTCAAATATTCAAAAATGGTTCAAAGATAATTTCAATATAAATAATATTGGTCGAGAATTGGATGTACATTCAGGAAATTTTGGATATGATTTAAATGGAAAATTAAAAGTTTTCGATTTAACACCATGTTAAAATATTTTCAAAATTCAAAAAATCATTAATAATCCAAATAATTTTCCAATTATGGAATTAACAAAAACTCAAACATTTACCATGTTAATAAACAATGGTAAACAAGAAAGATTTCGGAATAAATTCAATTTTTATGCAAAATATAAATGGTGGTGTTTATCTTGCGGTAAAGTATTATATCTTGGTTACAATCAGCATGCGATAATATCTATTTTTTGCCATAAATGTTATTCACTTTATTGGAAAAGTCCAACAATTGTCCAATATCAATATGTACGAAAATTAAAAAATTGTCAAATGCAGTTAATGGAAGGACAAGTTTATTTGGGTGGAATGACCAACATTTTAAAGAATAATAAAGAATAATAAATAAATCAAATAAAAATACACACAATAATGGAAGAAAAATTGGTCCTAACAAAAAAATTAATCTTAAATGATTATACAGGAAAAATAAAAAACAAATTACCAAAAGATTCAAATTTATCGTGTTCAGATATTAATGAATTTATTGCGTTATTTAATTATTGTTTTCAACAAAAAAATAATTTTTTTATTCCTAATTTTAATAAAAAGGTAATTAAAAATATTTACGTTTGTTATAATAGAATAAAAACAAATATTCTAACACCGGAAGTAACAGATATTTTTGGAGAATTAGAAATCGATAATTTAAAATTATTAAGATTCATTCTTATTAATTTTGTAAATAATTTTGATAAAATAAACATCGAAGATAATAAGGAATTATGCGACAATATTTCCAAAGATTCAATCAAAAGATTACTTCATTATTTGAACAATATTTTGAAGTAAAATTTAAAAACAATAATAAACAAAATAATATGAGTATAATAATTCGGTTAGGTCATTATCAAGAAAAAAATTCTCTTGGTTCAGAAAAACCTACAATAATTCGAATAATTGGAGAAGATCCAAAAAGAGATGGATATTGGTTAAGTCAAGATGGACAAAAATTTTCCGAATATGCATTAGATGAACAATATGTATTTTTAGAAACATCAATATCTGAAAATATAAAAAAATCAGCCCCATTAAATATTTTTGATGGTCTTGAAGAAGTAAGTAATATTCCGACAAAAGAATATACTGAACAACCATTACTTATACAAGTTCCGTCAATTAAAAATATTTTTACTGAACAGCAAAAAATTGAACCAAAAATTCCATTTGATATTTCAATTATTAATAAAATAAATATTGATAATTTGAATAAAATATCGATGAATAAATTTGGTATAGAAAAATATCGAAAACCAATTATTGAAATTATTTTACCAATTACATTTAATTACGATATTAAAAAGTTAAAACAAACCATAGAATTATTGGAACTTGACGAAAACATAATACTTGATTTTTTAGTGGATCAAATTTCTATTGATAATATAAAACCACTAATTAAATCAAAATTGAAAAATTTTTTATTATCAGAAGATGAAGAAATAATTGAAGAAATAAATATCCAAACAAATCATGAAATAATTATTCATGATAAAAATGAAATTTTGGAAACTCCGTTTAAACAAATCAGTCTAGAATTAACAGAACAACAAGAAATAATCAACAAAGGTATTTTGGAAATTGACCAATACCTTGCGAAAAACAAATAATCATGGAAAACTTTGGAGTAGTAGAAGCCATTCATAATACGGTTGAATTTATTAATTTATATTCACAAGAAAATCCAATAATGAATGAAGGGGAAATTTGTTATTTTTTATTAACAAATGCGCTTTGTTATCATCGGCCTTTAATTACAAAAGGATTAATTGTTGAAGATAAATTCGCTGATGGAATGAATAAAATATATGGTATTAAAATATTGGAAATACAGGAATCTCCCAAAATATTGAAAGATTTTGTTTATGGAAATCCATTTACTCTTTACCCTATCGAAAATAATGTTATATATAGTAAAAGATATGTTCAAGTTAATCCAAGAATTGATTTATCAAAATATATTGTAAGGCTTCCTGGAATTTTTGTAAGAAATACTTACGAAAAAGCTGTTGATTTACGAATTGATTATGTTGCAGAAATTAAAAAAGATATTTTGAAACAATTGAAAGAAATTGAAGAAATTTAAAAATAAAACATGGCAACTCCAACCAAATATATTGATGATGAAGTAATTCCAGGAAATTATGAGAAAGCAACAAATATTGCCGTACCAAAAGGAACTGATTTACCTGGTTTAAAAGAAAAACTTACTTCAGGTCAAATAACAACTTCAGTCATTAACAAGTTACATTTAATTAAACTTGCTAATGATTTTCCTTATTTGGAAAGTGATATTCCTTCAAAAAAAGAATTATTTCAAGTAAGAACATTTTCAGATCTTTGCAAATTAGACACATTGGCCATGGAATATGATGCCGATGATTTTTTATATTGTAAAAATCTTGGATTTCCAATCAATCGATTGATAACATTACGAAGATATCCATTTCCTTGTACAGATAATATTTGGGATAAAGAAGCTCAAGGAGAACCTGATATCGCAAGAATGGTCACATATACTTCACAAGAAGTAAATAAACTTGAAGAATTACTTTCCTTTAGTTATGGAATGAAATGGAAAGAATTAACTGCTGAAATGGAACAGGCAACAATGCAAGGAGAACAGTCAGGATTGTCTGGTTTCATGAAAAAAGCTGGTAGTTTTTTCGATCCTGAATTGTATAAAAATACTTTACGAGGTGATAATGCTAATATGTTGGACCCAAAAGCTGATCAAAATAAGGTTTATGGTCCTGTTGATTCAATAACAAACACAAATATTCGTGATGTTGGATTAGAATTTACAAAAGAATTTGAAATAACATTTGATTATGAATTGAGAAGCATAAATGGTAGAAGTCCCGAATATGCAATGAAAGACCTTATTGGTAATATTTTGGCAACTACTTTCAATAATGCTAAATTTTGGCCAGGAGCTCGATATTGGATAGGTGAAAGACCTTCAAAATTTTATAAACAATATCAATATCTGAATAGTGATGATATGGATAAAATTTTAGATGGGGGTATTAATAGTTTGAAAGGTTTTATCAATACTTTTGCGAAAAAAGGTTCTGCAATTGATGCATTAAAAACAGCAATGACAGGTGGATTTGCAATGGCTTTGGGTAAAATTTTGGACAAAGTTGGAAGACCAGGAATTTTGACAATGAATAGTCTTTTAAGTGGAGAACCTACAGGATTTTGGCATTTAACTATTGGTAATCCGTTAAATCCAACAATGACTTTAGGAAATTTAATCTGTATGGGTGTTGATTTTAGTTTCCCTACGGATTCTTTAAGTTATGGTGATTTTCCAACACTTATGCAAGTAAAAGTAAAATTGAAACCAGGACAAAATCGTGGCAGAGAAGGGGTTGAAATGATGTTTAATATGGGGAAACATCGTATTTATTATGCTCCAAAAACAGTCAATGTTGCTTCAAACGCAAAAAATGTTTCAAATACAGCAAGAAGTTTTTTCGGTTATAGTGCAAAAGAAATCGATAATGCTTTGGATCAATCATATGATTTTATAGCTGAAGGAGTAAAATCTGTGACAACAACAACGGTAGAACCACCAGCAAATATCAATCAGGGAGGAAACGAAGAAAATCCCACAAGCAAAAATACCGACACAATCAATAAAAATACTTCACCAAGATTACGTACATAATTTTTCTTTAAATATTAATGTATTTCAACCTATATTTTAAGAAAAAAAAGGAAATAACATGTAATTAAAGAAGTAAATTTTTTGATTAACATGTATTAATAAATATCAAATTATTTAATTAAATAGCACAAATTAATTAAGTAATTTTTCTTCGAACAAAAACAAAATCAATAATAATATTAAATTCAAAAAACTATGGCAAATATCCTTGATTTGGATGACTATCTTGATGGAGCAAATTTTCCTGAAGAAAATGATGATTTGTTTGCATCAAAAGATTCAAACCAACAAAAAAAAGATAAAAGCAGAAAAAGATTTTTTGCTATTCAAAATCAGATGAAAGATACCTCTCCGGTTTCTCCTGAAAATAGTATGAAAAATTGGACTTTACCTACTGCTTCTGACGCATTAACAAGTAATGCAAAAAAGAAATTAGAAAGTTATCTGAAAAAATCACCTCAGTATAAAACATTAACAATTCAAATTGATCTTTTATTTGCCGAATTTAAAAATTATAAGGCAATTGGTAAAAAAGATTTAGCTGAAAAAACAAGAATAATGATTCAGGAATTGACTGCAACTCGTAGTAAATTCGTTAAACTTTACAAAACAAAAGATTGGAAAAAAGAAAAAGAAGAACGAATTAATAAAATTGGAAATTCCGAACTTTTAAAAGAATTAAAAGCAAAACGAAAAGATCTTGAAAAACAATATCAATTAATAAACCCGCATTCTTTAGTTTCAAAAGTTAAGGAACTTAGAGAAATTCTCAACATAGCTGATAAATTTGATTATGATGATGTTTTGAATATCGAAGATGTTTTAGACATTGATGATATTTTGGATACTGATTCAACATTTTCATTTCAACAAGAATATGATAATTTGTGTGGTCATATTTCCGATTTAGCACATATTTCGATTAAAGAAATTCAAAATATGAATTTAAGTAATATTTTGAAAACTTTGAAAGAAGAAGTTGAAGAAGAAGACATTTACAAAATAAAAAGAGAACTTGATGAAGTAAAATTTCAAGCATCTACAGAAATAAGCAAACTTAAAGGAAATGAAGACATAACAACAGTTATGTATGAAATTTTTGATTTCGAAATTGTTGATGAAAAACAACCAAAAGAAATGCTTGCCGCTGCAAATGTTGAATATGTGAAAGCAATTGCTTATAATTCATGCAGGAAGTTAAATATGCTTCGCAACATAGATGATGCAATTGCTTATGGTTTGATGGGATTATCAATTGCTATTAACGCATGGTATAAAATTCAAAAAATCAAAGATTCACCTGTATCTTTTACAGGTTTTGCAAATCAATATGTTGTTAATAGTATCAAAAAAGGTTTATATGAACTTGGTTCTGTTGGTATTATTAGTGAAAATTCGATGGCAAACATGGTTTTTTACAGAAAGAAACGTTTTGAACAATTTTTAGGATTAAATCCTGAATTAAAAGATTTACCAACAGAAATTATTGAATCATTAATTGATGGGTTAGAAGATAAATTTCAACCTATTCCTGGAGTTTCTTCTGAATCAGATATTCTTGATAGAATGACCGGAGGAGATGAAGGAGGAGATTCAGATATGTGGGCAAATTCACATAAATCAGATATTAATGATGAAACATTTGCTGAAGTTAAAAACGAATATGAACATCTTTTGAAATCTTTGAAAGCATTGTTCAATATGTTTGAAACTAAAGTTGATATAACAACAGGTGAAACTGTAACTACTCAATTTAAAATATTTGACAAATACGATTATAAATTATTTCGTTTGTTATATGGTTTAGAATTTAAACGCGAATCATTAGATGCAAACAAATCAGTTGCTGATAATACTTATTCCCAAACAGAAATTGGTATCATATTAGCAGATTATTACAAAGCTAACGGTATTTTCAAAAAACCATTTTCACAACCAGCAATTGCTGATCGAAAACTACGTTTAGATAAAAAATTGAAAATGATTATGGAAGAAAATCCAACAATTAAAGCTGGTTTTCAAAGATTAATGTATTATTGTGAAGCACATTCTGCAACAATTAAGACATTATCTAACAAACGGGAAGAAGCAGAAATTTCAAAAGAAAGAGTGGAACTTTCTGAAATTTATTCAGATAATCAAAAAGAAATGAATAAATTATTATCGGATGGAAAACGTCTTAGTGACATTTATAATTCGACTGATGAAAATCCTCTTGATGATGAAATTTCACAAGCATTTAGAAATTACTAAAAATTAAAATTATGAATATAAAAATAAACAAACCTGTTGCATCTAATCTTAACGAATCAGAACAACAAGCTGACAAAGTAATCACACAAGAATTTAATAATGATTTGTTGGAAATTGTTTTAAAAACAAAATCCAAACAATTCGTATTTGATTGTGAAATTATTATGGCAAATATTAATGTACCATTAAATACTCGATTTGGGTTAAAATGGCATTTCGATAATTCAAATTCAGTTGAAGAATTTATTTCATCTGTTGAAAAATTCATTGCTGTTTCAGATAACAGTTTAACAGAAACTGATAGAAAAAATTTGGCAAAACAATTTGAACTTAAATCCAAGAAAGGATAAGAAAATATGCCATATACTGATCAAGAACTGGATGATTTTATTCTCCAGGATGATTTAACTTTTGAAGATATTGATGGAAAAGCTTCAATAAAAACCAATATTTTCCTTTTGGTTCGAAATTTTCTTATTCTTCCAGTTTATTTAAGTAAATTAAAAGCTTATCTTTTAAGACTTAATAATCTTGTTAAAAATGATTTGGGTACATTGATAATAAATAATCTTCAAGTCAATAAAATTTCAATTGTAATTTCAAAAATAATGAATGTCGGAGAAATAATTAATTATCCGCCAATTAATGGAGTTACATATAAAATTGAAAGATTGGATAATTTTATTGTTGAAATATCAAATGTTACTGATCCATTATGGATTACAGATAATTTGATTATTCAAATAAAAGATGATTTAGGTACTATTGTTTATCCAACAATAATAACTAAAGAAAATAAAATAAAATTACATTTCATTGATGGTCTTTTGAGAAATTACAAGGTATTTATAATTTAATTTTATTTGATTTCCCCCTGTGTCGTTAAATCCCCTTAACTTAATTGTTAGGGGATTTTTCATTTAGATAAATTTTTAATTTGAAAGCCTATATTGTAAAAAAAATGTGGATATATAATATAGAAATGTAAAAAATATCCTAATTTATTTGAATCAGAACATTTAAAGAATTTATTTTTATGAATGAAAAGAAAAAAATAATTCGAATTTTAATTGAAAAATTAGAAATTCGTCCAAACATGGCAAATATTCCACCATTTATTGAAAAAAAATTTGAAAGAACTCATATAAATTTTGAAGGAGTTTATCTTTATTGTGAAGGAAAAACTAATAATGGTAAATTGATCCATTTTTTCACGGAACAATGTGTGATTAAAAAATGTACAGGAGTTGAAAAATATGAAAGAATTGATAAAAATCCTGGAAATTTCTTTCATGAAGAAGTTGGTGAAATAATCGGCCATGAAAAACAAATCATTGGAAAAAAAGTAATTTATCCGTATATTGAAGATTGTACAAAAGTAATTCCTTTAATAAAAATAGGTGATTTAATTGTTTTGAATTTTACTGATTCAAAAGAAGTTTACGAAAGTAATCTTCTCTTAAATGTTGAATTATTACCTCAATTCTAAAAATATGCAAGTACCTTTTGGTTATGACGAATGTTCGTATGCTGAAATGAAAAATATCATTTCACAAAAGATTAAGAAAAGCAAACACACTTAATTCACGAATTACTAATTTTTTGACTTATCTTGAAAAAAGTTATTTTAGTAAATCAGAAAAAACAAAAATAAAAACAGAATTATTAAAATCAATAAATTTTCCATCACATGATTAAATTCAAAATTATCAAAAACAAATCAAAAAATAAAGCATCACAAGATGATAAATTTATTATTGATGATGTTGAAGTTCATGTTCGAAATATAACCAAAACTACTATTTATTTTACAGATGATACTTTTTATCCTTGTAAAGTATTTAATCGTTGGTTTCGTTTGGAATTACACATGAAAAATGTTGAAAAAACCTTATTATTGAAATCATATTATCACAAAATAAAAATTCAAAAGCAAATTGATTCACTTCCAAGTGTTTGTTCAAAAGAACCAATCAATAGTTTAAGATTTATTATTTTGAGAGAATTTAATAATAATAAATTTCATTGGGCATTTGGAAATTCAGCAACATCACATTCGAAATTAGAATCTGAATTTAAAAAATTAAATTCTCAAATTTCATGTGATTGTATTGCTGGTGGATTTTATAATTTTGTTATTGGAAATGCTCGAGAAATTATCAATCCTTCAAAAGAAATGGAATTTCGATATCTTACTGGTGTTAATTCCGAACTTAAAGACACTTTGTTTTTATTTGGAAAGTCTGATACTTATGGGTTAGATAAAAAAATCCTTCAAGAAGCAATTCCTACTCTTTTCGAAAAAAATATTCTACACAAAAACGTTGAAATAAAAATAATTTAATATGGAGACTTTAAACAATGCTGAATTGATTGGTAAAATAATCTTTTTTTGTGGATTAGTTTTGTTTCTTTATTTTTGGTTTTTGAACAAAAACACTGACAAATGGAATCTGTAAATTAATCAATTTAAACATAAAGCACAAAATCATGAAAGACCCAGATCAACCTTATTTGAACAAAGGATTTAAAAATCGTAAATCTTATTTGGAATCATTACCAAAAAGATACGGTTTTAGTAAAAGTTTCATTGCTGATTTTGCAAGATATTTTTACACTCCTGAATCATTGAATCGTTTAGAATTTATTCTCAAAATTATTGGTAATGATATTATGGAAAATTATGTCATTCCACCAATGCAACCAAAACATATTCGGACAGTATGAAACCAAAACTATTTAATTTCACAGCTTATAAAAAAGGTCGTAAATATGGTGGACCAGAAGAAGGCGGTTGGTCTTATACCACATATAGACCAATTGAAACTATTCGATGTAAAGGTAAAATAAAAAATTCATATCGAAAACATTACAAAGAATTTAATATTTTTGCTGTTAAACCATTGTTTTCAAATAAAAAAGCAAAAAAATTCTTTGAAAAATTTTCAGATGAAAATTTCGTTATTTATTCGGAAAAACGTTTCGGAGATAATACGCTTTTGCATCAATATTACCAATAATTAATTTTTCGATTATGAAAAATTTACTTATCAAAGCAATTAAGATTTTTTTGATTCTTTATATTATACGATATTTATATCGTATGATTTTTGATTCAGATTTGAAAATCAAACCTAAAACGTATTAAGTATGAAAATTCCTAAATGTTTGATTAATTTTTCGAACCAATATAATGTTGATATTGTTCCAATTCGATACAAAGCACAAGGAATTTATTGTAAACGAAAAGGTTTTGATATTGTTGATTCTCAAACAAAAAGAATTATTATTTCTTTTGAACCAGTTAATTATAATTATTATCCAGAAAAATGGATGGTACGTGATGTGAGTGAAAATTATACTGGGCCAAAAGAATTTCAAAGACTTTCAGCAAAAATATTATCACATTTGGATAAAAAATTAATTCACCCTAAAATTTCAGAAAATGCCACTAATTAAAATTGATCCGATCGACATTCCAAAAGCTACCAAATTAATGCTTTTGAATGAAGAAATTGACATTGATGATTATACTTGGTTAACCCCGAGCACAATTATGGTTCCTGATGGACAAGATTATTTAGAAGTTTGGAATCAAATAATGATTTTGTTTGAAAGTGAAAACATTAAACTTTTGTAGTTATGTCACCTAAACCTTATTTGAATTTATACTGTCATCAAGGAACAATGGAGTTAAGTCAAGCTCCTTGTGGAACTGAAAAACAAAGAATTTTTCATGATCTTAAAACTATTAGGGGTGCACGAAAAAGACTTGATGCTCTTGGTTGGGAAAGTTATAGAATTTATTACTTTTCCAATATATACGAAGAAAAAACATTTAAACTTTGTTCCGAAAAAAATTTCATTCCAAAACAAACAATCACAAGTTTTAAAATTTAAAAAATCTTATCATGTTTGAACCAAACAAGAAAAAAGAAATCATTGAAATCACTGATCAAATTCTGTCTCTGTGAGAGACTGATAATCCTTCAGAAGAAATCAAAGAATATAAAGAATATGTTCGAATGATTCGTTCATGTTCAAAAGTTACATGTCCCGATATTGAATCTCGTGGAGATATATTTCAAGTCGTATTTGAGAATTATCAAAATATACTTGGAGTTGATATTTCAGAATCTCTGTTATATGAATCAATAAAGCCATTACAAATTGAATTGGAATTATTATTAACTGAGGATGATTGATTAATATTCAAAAATTTTTGAGCAAAAAAATAGCACTCGAAATTAATTTCGAGTGCTATTTTTTTTCTCTTTTTTATGAAAATTTAATCCACATATGGAACAAGTGGTTTATTTATTCTTTTACCAGGAAATTTTTTCTTACATTGTTCGTAATGTTCCGGAGTATCAGTATAACCACGTTCATTATAAAATTCTGTTCCACAATTTCCGCAATAAGCATCAACAGTGTTTTCAACATCTTTTCCGAGATTGTCTTGACAATTCGGACATCTTAACGATACAGCCATAGTTTTAAGGTTTTAGTTTTAAAAAATCAACAATATATTTTTCACATTTGTTTGAAATTTTGGTTAAATTTTCAACAACTGATATTAATCCAACATATTGTATTGGATCTTTTTCAATTTGTTTGTTATATGTATTTATTGTAGTTTTAACACAAAATTCAATATTCACTATTTCCATGAAATCAAATTCAAATTTATCTTCCATAACAATTTATTTTTGAACCAGATTTAAAAAATTAACTTTTAATCCAACAGTTTCAAAAATCGGAGTTTCAGCTTTTTCTTCCAAAAAATAAACTAATCCCTTAACAAGATTTATTTTAATCAATGGTTTCATTCTTGCTGTTTTTGCACGTTCAGTTTCAAAACGAAAGATTTTTTCGTTTGGTTTGAGCTTAACATTTTCAACAAAATTCTTATCAAATTCATCAAGCTCAAATAAAACATAAAGTGAATTATGTAATTTGTGTTGGAAATTACCAGCAAAATCCATTACATTTCCGCCACTAAATCGCCATTCATTTCCTTTTTCAATATATCGAATTATCATGGGAAGTTGAGTATCAAGGTTTGTGAATATTCTCTTTCAGAAATAACAGTTCTTGGTTGAGCTCCAGCATAAGTATATGTTTGATCCAAAACTATTACATAATGTGAACCAACAGTGATATACCCTTCATTTATGTATTTATTGACTTTCGTTTGAAGTTCATGTGCGGTTCTTCCTGTTGTTACCAAATATGGTAATTGGTCGTAAGGTTCAATTGAAAAGTATAAATTTGGTTCTTGCCAAAATTCATCAATCATTTTTTTGATTGATTTTTCGTCACCAACAAATTCATATTCATCTCCTCCCATTATACCTTTTTTCCCTGTTTTTAACATTCGAATTTTATGTTTTTCAACAAATTCAAATAATCCTTCAGGTTTACTTACTTCTTCAACAAATTTTACTTTTTTCATGGTTGAAAGTTTTAAAGATAAATACAATTTGTAAAAGATTCCCAGATTCCAGAAAATACAAAACCATCATTAATAAGTTGCCGAGCATTTTCCAATTCCATCCGTATAGTAACTTTTATTGGTCGACCGTTACTAAAAGTCCAAAAAGTGAATTTTCCCATTTTGCGATTTATTTTTCGTTTAAAATAATAAATGTTTTTTCTACTTTGACAAAATTAATTGGTTCGGGCAACACAAATCCAAATCTTTCAGCTTCTTTGATTACTCCATTATTACTTTGAATTTCTGTCCAATAATGTCTTTGTCCGTTAATTATAATTTCACAACCAAAAACCAGAAACCATCTAGAAAAGTAAACGAAATTGTTGTTTTCATTTTTTAAGTTTTTATTGTTTGTAAATAGGATAAGCAAACCAACCATTCGAACCTCTTCTAATCAAAACTTTTTCTGGTAATTTTCCGTTTTTTGTTGCTGAACAATATTGTAAAAATCCATTAACAAAATTTTCTTTTACTTCAGTTCGAAATTCATCTTCTGTCATTTTGAGATAACGACCATAATCAGTTACTCCAGCAACAATATGAAAACCAAGATATTCTTCAGCAAATTCATTATGTTTACCAGTGTAAGTTTCGGTAAAATTGAATAAATTTTCAAAATACCAAAGTTTGTCTTCAATCAACATATTGTTTGTTGATTTTACATCTATTTGCAAAGTACCATCACACATTCTACACGCGCCAACAATTTTCGGTTCAATTAAAGACAAATAACCTTTTCCTTCGCAATTTGAACATTTTTTATTACGAAAATTTACAATTTGTTTTCTTTTGCCCTTACAAACAGGACAAATTTCGGTATAATGAAGTTCTTTCCCAGTATCTTTGCAAGACCAACAAGGAATTGTTATTCCCTGATTAAAATCCAAAGTTCGGGTGATTGGATTAATTATTTTTGTTTCCATAATTTATCCGATTTGTCGTATTTTTCCACAATCATCACAAGTATAACAATGTTTCGCACAAGTTGATGTTCCTCTTGGATGAAAAGTTGATTTTTTCGAAGGATTACCACATTTGCACCAAGCATTGTCATATGCTTTTTTGAAACGAATTATTCTTTTCACTTCGGATTCAGAAACATCTCCCTTTCCGTCACAATCAGAACAATTAATTTTGAAAAGTTCTGGAGGATTTTTTGAACCAAGTGTAATAAATTTTACTTCAACTTTGCCAGTTCCGTTACATGTTGGACAGTTCATTTTGTTCAGTTTTTAGTGATTTGTTAGTTTTTAAGTTTTTTCCCAAAATTTTGTTCGTAAACATCAGGAAATTTTGCCTTAAGTTCAGCTTTTAGTCGATCAATTTCTATATCACATTCTTGAGCTTTTGTAATTAATCCATCAGCAATAATTTGATCGCTTGGATCAGGAAAAAATAAAACTAACTCACATTTTGAATTTCGTTCTGCTTTTGCTTTTATAGGATCAAATTTACAATTACTCCAATCACCATTTACATCAAAATGATCAAAGAAATTTTCAAAATTTTCAAAATTTTCCATAATGTTGAATTAAAATTTGTTTCAGAACTTTAAAATGTCCTTTCATTACCATATATCCACTTTTACTGAAAAATATAGGTAATCGGACAAAATTCGAATTTTTAAAATATATCGTTCAATTCAACTGTGGAATATCCACAAGCTGTTGGCGCATAATATGCATCAACTTTTGATTCAATTTCAGCCAAATGTTGAGCTGAATCGGACAAAGTGTCTAAAAATTCCATTGCTTTGACTGCCTCAATCTTCCAAGGCAATCTATAGTCGATTTGTGCTGGCAATGTCTGGTATGTGACTATGGCTTGAATTGCTTCCTGTGCTGTCATGATTTTATCCTTTTGCGAGTTGTTCAGAAATTTTCTTAACTATTTCGATAACTTCATCAAATGAAGTGTTCAAATGTCCTTTGTTCAAAGCATTACCAATTTCACGCACAAGTTGACTGTGAACAGTATGGTGCATAATTGTATCGGCAACAATTTTACGTGCAATACTTTCTTTTTCTGTCATGATCGAAAATTTTAGATTAAATTATTTTACTCTTAATATATATATCCACTTTTACCGTAAAATATAGGCGATCTGACAAATATTTTTATTAACGCACCGGTGATTGGTGATATTTTCGAAATAATCAAGACACTTGTCTTATTAAAAATAAATATTGAATATAATATGAAAAATACTGGTGCGTAAGGTCTATGTGAAGACTACGCACCAGAAATAAAAGATATTTTCAAGTTATATAAGGCATATGTCTTGTATACTTGATAAAAGACAAAATTGAAGACTTTTTACCGGTGCGTATTGATGTAATAGAGTATATTGCAGGTGCGTTAAAATGAAATATCAGATAAATCAAGTTTGAAATGAAAAGGGATATATCGACGCACCAGTAAAAACACTGAAATATCACTTTGTTAAGACATATGTCTTGTTTAATTTGAATTTGAATTTAATTGAAGAAATCTCTGGTGCGTCAAATTGAAATAAGACAAAAAAAATCCAGTCCAAAATGGACCGGATTTTTAGCGTACCGGTGAAGGTTAGAGAATTTCCTCAATTTCCATTGCAGTTGAATGTGCAATTACAAAAGCCTTAAGTTCAACTTTGTTGTCTCCAAACTGCAATTTTGCTGATTCAAGGATTGACATAGGCACATTGAACATTTTGCCGTCGATAGTCATCACTTTGTAAATTTCCTTTGTGCTTATTCCGCCACGGGGTTTGAAGTAAGTGATTGCATATTTCATGCGATCAACAGCCTGCTGGATAGTCGACAAAGTGTCAACATTCTTGCGAAGTTCAACTTGGAGGTACACGTCAGATGCAATTCCTTTGGAAGTTGCTTCAGCATCAATCATGTCTTTTATAACTGAACGAGCTGCTTTGTTTTCCCACCATTTTCCAAGCAAAAGCACAAGCGGATTAATTTTTTCAGGCATCAATTCTGCGATTGATTTAAGACCACTTTGAACTTTTGGTTCGCGTTCGGCGTCAAATTTTTTGCTTGTCAAATCGGAAGGAAATTCTGCTTCCTGACTTTCCAAGTAAGTTTTGTCGGAATATTTCGGTAAAATTACCGCCGGGGCACTTTCGTCTTCGGAAGTTTCCAGATCATCACCCAATTGGGTTTCTGTTCCAGTTTCAGTACTTTCCTGTCCTTCAGACATTTCAAGACTTTCCTGTTCCGTACCTTTTACATTCTCTTTGTTTTTTCCCATTTTGTTTGTTTGTTTTTTTAAAATTATTAATATTGTTTTGTTCTCAAGAAGTATGTTGTTCCTGATGTTATATATATCCACTTTTAAAAATATATATAGGTTAATTGGAAACTATTTTTAAAAGATTTGAGTTAACGCACCAGTAAACAACATAAAATATCTAAATGTTAAGGCATATGCTAAGGTTATGATAATATATAAGAAATATGAATAGATATTACCGGTGCGTATTGATGTATATCAATATATTACTGGTGCGCTTTAATGTAACTGGATTTTTATATCATTATTATATAGAATTGATATATAAAGACTTAACGCACCAGTAATGATTTATATACCTTATTTGATTAGTAATATACCAATATGTCAATATACCATTGATTTGTCAATTAAATTCACTGGTGCGCTTTAATGTTAGTAAAACAAGACAATACGCACCAGGATTTGCCTTTTATATTTTTAATATACAAACATAATGTCTTGACAAGACTAAAATATCAAGTATATAACTTATATTTACCGGTGCGCATATAACTTTACTGGTACGCTCAAATAAGACTATAATATGTTACCGGTACGTTATTTTCAAAATATTTTCGAATTTGCCTATATTAATTCCAGTAAGTGGATATATATAACATCAGGAACAACATTCTGACAACAAACAAACTAACAAATTAACAAACAATTCAAACAATGACAAAAAATGCTAAAACAGCAGTTGTAGCTTCGATCGAAGTTCCTGCAACAGAAGTACAGTCAATTGAATCAGTAATGGGAGTCCTCGCACCTGCAAAACGTAAGCGGAGACATTCAAAATCAAATAAAGCTTCCCGCACGAACATTGTGCATGTTACAAAAACAAATGTTGTTGTTTTGAAAATGGACGGCAAAATTGTAACCCCTGAAGTGTTCAATACCCAATTTAATGGCACACAGGAAGTTTCCCGCACCAGCACAACCAAGACCAATTACCGACTGTTGACAACCATTGAATCCAATTCACCAAAAGACTTCACTCTGCAGTTGGCAAAATACTTCGCCGGTGCGCCGATTGATGTCAATGTTAAGGACATAATTTACACCAAAGTAAGTAAGTAATCTTGCTGGTACGCTTAAAAATCCAAACCATTTTGGTTTGGATTTTTTTTTTGTCATTTCAATTTGACGCACCAGTATATTTAAACATTATCGAATCGATAAGACATATGTCTTGACATTCCGATTTAAGAGAGTATGTAGGCTTTTTTACTGGTGCGTATTGTTGTTATATGTTAACATACTGGTGCGTTATGATAAAATTTTCATAACTATCTAAATACCAATCACTTACGTTATCAATACGCACCAGTAAAACTTTTTCATTCGTCAATTGTCAAGTCATATGCCTTATAAAACAAATATATCAAGCATATGGGATGATTTTACAGGTGCGTAAAGCTCCGACAGAGGGTCATAACGCACCTGTAAAACATTAATATTCGATAATTGACAAGACATATGCCTTATAAAACAAATATATCAAACATATTGGATGATTTTACTGGTGCGTAAAAGTGAAATTTGAAAAAAATTCAGTCCCAAAACGGTAAAAAATATCGTTTTGGGACTGAATTTTTATTTTTTCTGCTCAGTTTTGTTCAATTTTTCCAAAATATTGATCGAATCACCATTAAAACAATAATTATCAAACATATAATAATCACAATCCAACAGAGTTTTGTGTTTCCATCAAAAGAAAAGAAATAATCTACTCCATTATTGAACCAATGAAATAATTTATTGTTGATTTTTTTTAGAAAAGTTTTCATTATTTGGCTGGTTTGTAATTAAATTCAGTTTCAATAAATTTTAGAACTTCTTCAATTGAATGAAAATCACCTACTTTGCTGAAAGGAAATTTTTGCAAATCAGTAACAAAAACACAAAAATCATCAATTGACTTGAAATTGAAATGTGGAAGACTATAAGGCACTTCAATTGTGAATAAATGATTTCCCAACTCCCAACTTGCAAAATTTGTGTTTTTGTATTGTATTCCAATTTCTTTCAATTGCTTTTTGAATGCAAGTCCCCACGTTCCAAGCGAAAGTCTTAATTCTTCTTTGAAACGATCTTTATCTCTTTCGCCTGAAACAATATAATCAATGTCTTTTTGAACTTTTTTCAAAATAACATCAATATCTGTTTTTGAAAGAATCTGAAAATCAATTAGTTTCTTCATTTTCGATAAGATTTACTTTGACCAGTTTGAATCGTTTTTCAACATCCGAAGCACAGCAGGAAAAATATGTTGCAAATCATTTGCACCCATTCCCGATTTTTCCGCTATTTTTGCCATGTAATATGCCAATCCAGCTTCGTCTTCTGTTTTTTCAGTAAACAACCAGTTTTCCACCATTTCGTGATCGGGAAATATTTTCATTTCTCCCATTTCAAATTTAATTTTTAATATTTTTTTTTTCAGACATATTGCGATTATTTGAAGTTAGAGAGTTTCGATTTTTGATTTATTCTCAATCATTGCGCGATATTTTTTTCTTATCTGTTCAAATCCTTCATAAGTATAAAGAGTAATACTTTTGTCAGGTTTTTGAAAAGCATAAGGAAACTTTGAGCGACTGGTAGCAATTCCAACAAAACGATAATTATTGTCCAGATTAACTATGCCCAAATCTTCAATTCCTGTATCATATTGGAAACCTACTTTTTTCAATGCTGATGTAAAAATCGCAGTATTGTCAACAACTCCCACTTTGTTTGCATTGTTTGTTTTGTTAAATGTGAGTTTTACTTCCAAAGAATCATTGGAATATCTTACACCACCCATATGAATTGAACAACCATATTTTTGAGCGACCAGTTTCAATGCTTCCTCAATATCATGTTTCCAAGGAGAACACGTTTCTTTTGTAAATTCCATACAAGTTATTTTTAATTTTAGTGTTAAATCAAATAATTCTTAATATATTATATATCCACTTTTTTCAAAAAATATAGGGAAACAAGCCAAAAAATATTAAATATTTTTGGTTCGTTTCCCTGTTTGTCAAAATTTAATCTAACCTTCTAATTCTGAAATCCAATCTTTGACATCTTTGACAGAAAGTTTATGTGTGCTTTTGTCCAATTGAAATACAAAACACAATCGGGGTGTTTCTTCTTTTCGTAAATATGTACATTCAAGAGGTTCTGCCCCCATATTCCATTGATATTTTTTTCCCTCTTTTAATTGTCTCGGAATAAAAGATTTCGGAATTAAAGGACATTCCATTTCAGGTTTGTTAAGTTTTTTTCTCATTATTAATCAAAATTAAAATGTTCATATTTTTTGTGTAATGTTTTTGTCTGAATTGTGACGCATATAGGGCCAATTCCTCTTTCAATTGATTCGGGAACAGTCAAAGGTCTACCACATTTACCACATATCCCCATATGATAAAATGTCATTTGAGGATGAATTTCCAACTTAACAAGATTTTTCAAAAAAATCTCAAAAGCCAAAACCGGAATACTATCGCTTTTGTAATGTGATGCACTTGTTAACGAAAAAACACCGTTTGAGATTTTTCCCATATAAGTGTATGAACTCGTATTATCACTTCCAGTCAGTAACTTAACAAAAAAGAAATTTGATTTATCTTTCGCTTTACTAACTTTGAAAGTATAATATTTTTCAGTTACTTGTGATTTAATACTAAAAATAGCATGTCCAGCAAAAACAAAATTAAAGATATTTTGAATTTCTGTGATTTCGTATTTTTTACCTGAAAAATCGTTTGGAGTTTTGCGAGTCATTCGAGTTATTCGGGGGGTGTATTTCATATTTTAATCGTTTGACAATCTACGATATTCATCAGTTGTGATTATTGCACAAGTATTGTCAGATAATTTCTTACCAGTATAACCTGCTTCAACTAACCCACATTGCATTCCAACATAAAATTCATTATTTGGATGTAATTTGGTCAATTCCTGTTTGAGATACATTAACTTGTTCATTCTGAAAAATTTTAAATTGTTAATTTATTCTTTATTATAATATATCCACTATTTTAAGAAAATATAAGTATTCAGACCAAAAATTAAAAATAATTTTTGGTCTGAATTTTAATGCATTGTTGTTTTGAGATTATCTATCAAATCTGTTATGGAATGAAATAATTTATTCCCTTCAATTTCTTCAATTAATTCTTTTTCGTCTGTAACGCGGTATGTTGTTTTTGTTTTATCGTGATTAAACCACATCCCTAATATGTTTACTTTTACGATTTTATTTTCAAACATAAAAAATCCAAAATCATCAAGACCGAATCGATTTTTAATAATTTCTTTTTTGATAACTTTGGGTTTTACTATTTTTGGAAAATCTTTTACTATTTTGATTTTGGGCAAACTTTTGTTTTTTTCGATTTGTCCAAAAATTTTGTCCAAAAGTGTATCCATATTGTAAACGGAAGAAACCCACTTGTATTTTGTTAATGATCTTTCACCTTCAATAATCAATAAATGTTCAAGTGCTAATATTTCGAGAATAGTTTGTCGATAAGCTACTGGAACACCAGCATTTTTAAACATTTCACCAAAAGACATTTCTCGTACAGAAACCATTTTATTATCTGATTGCGAATGTAATTCAATCAGAAAATTCTTGATTTTCATTCTTAATTCGATTGTACCCATTTTCAAAAAGTTTAAGGTTTAAGATTTAAAATGTTTATTATGAACATAATTCCAAAACGCATTAATATAATCATTTGATATTCGACCATAAGGCGAATTAACCAAATTCTTTAAAGCCGCATTTCGTAATTCTTTAAATGTAGAAAAACGAGCACAATAATATTTCGCTAATTTTTCAGCTGATTCTTCTGTGTGTGTCATATTTTACAAAAGATTAATTGTTTCGTCAATCAATAAATCAATATCTTCAGCATATGAACCATCTAAACATCCTTGAACTAAGGAAGAAAATTCCTCTGATGATTTATTATTAATGTTCGATATTTCGGCTTTTTTTATTACTTCGGGATTGAACTGCCGAAATGATTGTAGTTCTTTTACAAATTGAAGAATTATTGTGTTTTCCATGTTTCTTATTTTTATAATATATCCACTAATTTTAGGAAATATAAGCATTCAGGCCAAAAATTAAAAATAATTTTTGGCCTGAAATTATTTTATTCAATAGTAATTTACAAATATTTTTCCAAAGATTTTAAAATTTGTTCCCTGATATAATAAAATTCTTCTTTGAATCGATTAATGTCTACTTGTTCAATATGTTTAATTGTTTTCAATTTAATAAGTAAACTAAACAAAATTGTTTGTGCAGTATTAATTGCCAATATATGATTGTTTGGATCATATCTGTCACATAATAAATTTAATTGTTGGACATACATTTGAAAATTTATGGATACGGAATCAATTTTTTTTAATTGATTTGACATATCAATTAATTTTTCATTAGCACTCATAACTAAATTAAATTCAGATTGTTTTGTGTTCATATTTTTTATTTGAAGTTAGTAAGTTTTGACAAAAAATTTAGTTGTATGGTTGAGTATCTTTTTCCTTTAAGGGAATTGTTGGTAATTTGTTTTTGATAAAATCATCAATAGCTTTTTTTGATAAATTCCCTTCATAAACACAAACACCGTCTACAAACAAAGCTCTTCCAAATCTATTTTTTATATTGTAATGAATATGTGAACTAAGATTTATTGATGAAACACCATTAACAAGGAAAGAACCACTATTATATAAACCAATAGTCGTGTGAATAATATTTTCCACATTTATTTGAGGAAATGGTGAATAAACAACAAAACCATCAATTCTCAATTGAACCGATGGAAAGTATTTTTTCCAATTACTAATATATTCACCTACTTTTTCTGACTGAATTACATCAATTTCCAGTTCTTTCTCAAACATTTTAACAACAATATGTTCCATTTTTCAGTTTATTTGAATTTAAAAATTTTTAAGCACCAGTTCTTCTTTCTTGTTCAGCATATTTCCTATATTCTCGTTCGTCTTTATCCCATTCAGACATAAGCAATTTTGTCCATTCAATTCTTTAAGATTTTTTCCAAATTTATATTTGGAAAGAATTGAATAAAATTCATTTGAAATTTCCATATTCCTTATTTTAAAGATTTGTAAGTTTCAATCAAATGTTTTTTGTTTTCAGAACCAATCTGGGTTTCATATAAACTTTGCAATTTTTTTATTTGTAAAGTATCATTAATTATTAAATCAATTTCTTCAATCACAATATTTTGTGTATTAACAATCAATACTTTTGCGAAATTATTATTTTTTGCAATATTAATGTAATATATTTCTTTTTTTGGTTTAAGAAATATTGCACCAATAAATAGAAATGGAATAATAAAATAAAATATTTTTTTCATTTTTATTCGAAATTTAAAAGTTCAAGTACTTTGGGTTTTGAAAAAGTTACTTTATAATAAAGGAAATATTCTTTTTCAGATTTAATAATTAAAGTTTTTATTTTTTCAATTTGATCAATATATTCTTTTTTTGTTGGAAAATAATTATTTTCATTTGTAAATGAAGAATAAACATTCCAATTTAAAGAATAATTTGATATACTATAATTCCTTAACCTACATTCTTCATACAAAAGCAAATATCTTTTTAACGTAAAAAAAGGACGATTAAGTAAAAATATTTCCTCTTTGGATAAATCATTATTGTTGGTTTGAAATTTTTCAATCAATATGGATAAATATAAATGTTCTTTTAAAAGATATTCATCCATCAATTTTTGGGGCTGAATAGCATAGTAAAATTTAATCATAATCTGTTGATTTTAAATATCATTAATAAATAATATATCCACTATTTTTTTAAAAAATAGGCATTCGGACAAAAAAATTTTTAAACCAACAAAAGGGGATTGAATTAACAACCCCCTTTCTTTCAAGTAAGAACAAAACAAATAATCAATAAAAATTCAAATTCAGCACAAATTTAAATTTGTTGTCCGATCAGGGCTCGAACCTGAACTCTTCTGAACCAAAATCAGACGTGTTACCGATTACACTATCAGACAGTAGAATGGAGAAAATTTAACTTTTCTCCAATCACGGAAGATTTTTCTTGATTGTCCGCATTCTTCCATTGACGAGACTCGGAACCAGTCCACATTTTCGACTCCTCACGTTTCGGTTGGAAATTAAAATTTTAGCAAAAATAGCAAAATATGAACGAATCGATTTTTACTTGGAATAAATTCCATACTTTGAACAAAAAAATCAATTTATCAACCAATATTTTTAAAAAAATTTACCCCGAATGGTAAAACCAAACAAAACATGGGTTAAATTTTTAAATTAAGTTTTCGAATTATTTCGTGCCGATATGGTATATATAACCGCCTATTGGCGAAAACCGCGGCTGGTACTGGCGCCGGATATAGTACGGGGCCAGTTGATATCCGAAAATCATTAATTTTAGTTATGCTATTATAAACGCTTAAATGCGTAGTATCTCAGCACAAGAACAAATCAAGTTTTATTGACTTGCGAGCAAGCATTTAGTGGAGCTTTTGTTTTCACAAAAATCCGAACTATTTGCTCTTTTGTTCGAATAACTCCATCGGGCGCCAGATTTTCGCATGGATATTTCGTAAATACCAAGCGGTCTGGTAGAAACCGTCAGATCTTCGCACGGATATTACCGAGCAACTGAACGGTTGGCAATTGATTTCCGAAATATTGCTGTCTAAATTTTGTTGGTTAAACTGCCGCCGATACGAATATCGGCGACAATTTATCAACAATAAATTTGACTGCGGCGCGGCCGGAAATCAATGATTTTAATGATTTAAAGAATTTCTTCAATTACTTCAACCGAATTGGTATCAGGGTGAGCAAGAAGAAGTTGTTTCTTTTCAGCATTCGGCAGATTTGCAATTTCAGCCATATAAGCGGCATTGACATTGTAAATGGTTCCGGAAATAGAGGCCTGAACATATTTAACCTTCTTTGAAACACTGGTATTTTCACGACGAGCGTAAAAAGATTTAATGTTATTCAAAACAGGGAGAAGTTTTGCAATACCAGCAAATGGTTGTAATTCTTTCTGGAAATCGGTATCAACGTAATCCTTCAGAGCATCAGATGTTCCAAACTCTTTAATAAGAGCTTCTTTTGCAGGCTGAACAGTTTCCTTTGGAGTGTTCCAATCAACAGCAAGTACCAATACTTTGCTTAAACGGTCTGAAATACCAATTGATCTCAATTGTTCAGCACCGGCTACAAGTGTTTCACGTTCTTCAGGAGTTTGTACTTTACGTTTTGATTCCTGAGCGGTTTCAGTTGTTTCAGTAACTTCGCTTAATGTTGATTCTTCAAGACCTTCGGTCAGTTCATTTTTTTCTTTTGACATAATAAATTGTTTTAAAAGTAATTGAAATTAATAATTGATAATTATTTGAGGTATTAAAATTTTCTTACAAAGTTTCAATAGGGTTATGAGTTGATATGATTTCTTCAATCAATTTTTCTCTTGATTTATCAGATTTCATTTTTTTCAAACGGTCAATTGTTGTTTTTTTAACCCGATAAACTTTTCCTTTAACTTTAATTAAATCAAATCCAATTAATTTTCTTTCTTTTGGTTGAGAAGCTTTAATCAAAGTATGTTTGTTTTGCAAATCTTTTTCCAAAAGAATGAAATCTGCAATAGATAATTTATTCCAATCAATAGCAGATAAATCTAATTCAATCTTTTGTTCACTCATGATTTTTGTTTTTAATTTGAATATCCATATTAATATGTTACTCACATAATATATATCCTTTTAAAAAACATAATATAGGTTCGAAATATTTTTTTATTTTTTTATTTTTCTTGAGAATTAATATTTCCACGAACATAAAAGACATCTATTCGCACATCTAACAGGATTATTTTCTGATAATAAATTTACAATTGGTTTGAAACGATTATTTTTTTCGTAATAAATTATTTTTTCTCGAACTCCGTCAATATTTATCCATTCGTTTTTATAACCAAATGGTAATAATTCACGTATTCCGATTAAAGGTTCTTCTCCTTTATCCACTGAAATAATTGGGGCATAACTGTCAATTAAATTCGAATAATCTTTAAAAAAACTACCGTTTTTAACAAGATATGGCATAATCATTTTTGTTGAATCTCGTTTCAAAAGATTATAATTGGCAACTACAAACTTATTAGGATTATCTTCAACTTCACGATAATGCAATAACCCAAACCTAACAAAACGAAGTCTTAACGGTTTAAACTCCGTAAAAACTCTAAGCAAGAGTTTTAACGCATTTAATCCATTATCGTTTGGAAGGATTGGGTTAATTACAACTAAAATCTGTTTTTGTGGAAATCCTTTTGCAATTAGTTTTCTTAATTGATTGAAATTTTCTTTTACAGAAACTATTTTTGGTTCTAACAAGGTTTTACCCATTCCGGTAATAACAACATGTAAAAAAATTCGATGTTTTTCAACCACACAGATATCAATAAATTCATCACTTAAAGATTTCGTGTTGAATATGTTGATATCTGTGAGTTTATTTCTCCAAACATTAATTTTTAAACATGGATCACCTGATTGCCAGTAACTAACAATTGGTTTGTTTTTGATTGGTATCGCATTTTGAGGTATCAAAATTGGTTCCGAAGGAATAAATTTCATTTTTAGGTAGTTTTTTTATTCTCAATTGTGAGAATGTTTGGTTTAGTGAAATTGTCGCATCATTATATTTGACTTCGAGTAGTATTTTTTTCAAATCTTTTTCGGTAAAATTATTCCAATTTGTTGAAACCTCAGCATCAGGAAATTCAATGCTGAAAACAAATTTCTTTTCAACATATGCAATTTCATAAATAACATTTTCTGCTGTTTTCAATAATTTTACATTTAAAACTATTTTGAGTAATGGTTGAATTTGATTTTCTTCAAGAGACATTAAACTCATTAATAATTCAAATTTGTTTTGTAATAATATTGAATTAAACTCACCAAATAATATTTGATTTGTTTTTTCAAATTCCAAAATAGTATTATTTATTTCCCAAGGGGTGTAATTATCAAGGAAATCCAATATTTCCGAAATTTTTGGATTCCAATTATCAGTTGTAATCTTATCGGAAATTATTGTCCACTTTTTTGTGATAAGTGAATAACCAATAAAATTGGATTCATTAAATTTCAAAAATATATTGATTTTGCTTTTTTGTTTATCCAAAATAATTTGGTTTCTTTTTAACCTCATCATTTCTTCAATAAACTTGCGTTGAATTTTTGTGTTTTTCATGTTGTTGTTTTTTAACTTGTATTCATTCAGTAGGCGAAATTTAAAGGTTTATAATTATTGTTAATTATGGTAAATTGTTTCTCCAGTTTTTAAACAAATTTGGCAAACAGTAGTTTTATAATTATTTTCTCTGTTTCCATATATTTCAACAAACAAATTTTCTTCTGTTCTGATTTTTGAATTTCCAACACAAATTATTTCTTTTGTTAAAAGATTATAAAATGTATCGTTCATGTGAGCAATAATTCCATCCACATAAGTTGGATATTCGGTTAATTTATTTCCTGATTGCAATAAAATTTCAACTTTTTCATTAATGATTACGAAATTACCCTGATCATATCCTGTTTGATTTGTTTTTGTTTTTTTAATTTTATTGTAAACAATTAACATACAAAAACCATTTTTAAATCCAATAGACATTCCACCTTTCCTGAAAATAAGATCAGAAATTTTTTGATTATTTCGATAAAGATGTGAATAGTTGTTTTGATTATTTTCTTCATCAATTGGAATTAAATGAAATCCGTTTTTCAAATCAGTTCCAGGAAGACAATTTTTATTTTCAATTGGAAATATTGTTAAATTTTCCAAAAGTGAAAATATTATTGCATTTTCTTTAAATGTGTACATAAAAATAGTTTAAATTTTCATTATTTTATTATATATCCATTATTTAAAATCGTTATAGGCAATCAAATAAAAAAATTATTAATAATTCGGAGATTGAAAAAGCCTCAAACAAATTGTTTGAGGCTTTTTCAATTTAAATGAAAAATGTTTTTAATCTGGAAATAATGGATTCATTTGTTCCATATATTAACTTATCAAATCCACTGTCAATCAAATATATGGTTGAATAATCAAATGTATGTCGATTTGTTCTACCAATTGCTTGAACAATTTTTTCTTTTGTATTTCGTTCATACCAAAAAGGAAATCTTTCTATTTTCTTTTTGATATAAGCATCCATTCCAGCATAAGGAACTTTTATTAAAATATTGAAACGGCCTTGTTCATCTTTTAAATCAAGTCCTTCGTACAAACTTGGGCCAACAATTACGTAAGGTTTTAATGAATTTTTCATTAAATCAACAAGTTTTTCTTTTTCTTCTGCATTTTGATAAAATAAAAATCTTGTTTTATCTGAAACAAGTCCAAGATTAATTTTTTCTTTTAACAAATTGCAAATTTTAAATGTTGATGTATGAATTATTCCTTTTTCTTTTGGATGATAATCGTTACAAATTTTAATAGTATCCATCAATGCTTTATCAATATTTTTATCAAAATTAGCATAATTCAAATATGCACTTTTACAAAGATAAATCGGAGATTTTTCAAAATCAAATAATGAAGGTAATCGAAGTGCGATATATTCTTCTTTTTTCATACCCATCATTATCGCATATTCGTCAATATCACCAAAAGTTGCGGACATAAAAACCCCTTTATTTATTTTTGATAAAAAATGAGTTCTTACCATTTGAGCTTCAGACAAATCACGAATAATATGTTTAAATACCTTTGAATCTGTTAATTTGTCATGAGCAATCAAAAGAGATTCAAAATAAATATCTTCTGGTCTTTCCAAAATTAATGTTTTAAAAGCTTCTTCAGTTTGTAAAATTTCTTCAATTCTACCAATATTTTTCGTTATTTGTGTTTGGTAATTATGAAACTTTATATTCTTTTTCATTATTTGCAAGAAAGAAAGAATTGTTTCCGAATTTTGAATATATTCGAATAATGTTTCGGGGTTTTTCAATTCTTTTGCGAAAAATTTAAAATTTTTCGCAATTAATTCTTTAACTTCATTCACATTGTCTTTTGAACCAAAATTTAATTCCAATTCAGAAATAAGTTTCCAAAGTTGATTTGATAAAAATTGATTAAATTCAAAATTAAATGTATTGCATACAATTTCAGGAATTAAATGTCCTTCATCTCCAATTGTTAACAAACGAGTTCCAAAAAATGGATTAAATGATGATCTTCGAATATTCAAAAAATAAGCATAATTCAAAACACTACATGCTTTTTCAGATGCTTCAAATCTTGCTAATTGATATGGACAAATAGGGTCACAATCCGCATATATTGATTCTCGTTCACCTTTCTTTGTTCCTTTACAAGGTCTATCAGTGTAAGAAATTCTTTTAAGATAAACTCCATTATCATCCTTTATTGGATTTTTTTTCAATTTTTCTGTTTCCGGAATACAATTATAATTCGCAGTTCCTTTCAACATTGTTATTGAATCACGAAATTTAAATCTATCCAAATCCTGATCAATTTGTTCTTGTAACATTTTTGCTGATGTTAAAGAATAAGCGAGTTGTTGGGTATTTTCAGCAGTAACTATTTGTTTTTTCTCGTAAATATATTTAACTACGAAAAAAATCATAAAACCTATTATGGTTTTACCAGAACCTGTCGGAGCTTCAATAATTGCATATTTTTTATCTTCAACAAATAAAGATTTTACAACAGCATAAACTGAATTTACAAGAGATTTTGTTGGATTAATTAATGGTGATATTTTCAAACAAGCTTTTATGGCTTCAACTATATCAGCTTCGGTAATTATTTCATTTATTTCGGTTTCAATTAATTCTTCAGGCGCATAATTCGCATATGTTTCTTCATTTTTCATTATTAATTTGAGTTTTAGTGAATTGAGTTTTAGTTTAGATTACCATAGTAAAAAAGTTCAACAAGAAAATGTTGTAATTTACTCAAAGAAATAATATCTTTTTTCAATAATTCAATTTCATCAAATCTAATATTTTCTATTGAATTTGATTCGTTAAGATTTGTTGAAAGTACACGGCAAAATTTGTATTGAAATGTTTGTGAATTTTCTGTACTGAATTGTATCACATAACTATAACGATTAAAAATCGCTTCCAAAGTTTTATCATTTTTTGATGAATCGTACAAATGATTAATTTTATTTTTGTAAGGCAAAATAAAATATTGGTTTGGATCTATTTTTCTGGAAATTATTTGATCAAATAAACTTTGAACATGTTTTTGTGAAATTGTATTATCCAAATTAGTTGACATTGAATCTACAATATACAGATAATTTTGAAATATCTGATATAATTCGATTTGATTATCAATTGTTTTTTGAATAAAACTCATATCATTAAAAGTTCCAGTAAATTTAATACCAATTTCATTATTTTGGTAAACCAATTTTATGTTACCTGAAATAGTTATTGATTTTTCTTCAAATAATAAAAGATTAATAAACGCAATATTTTTTGAATTACATTTTTTTTGATTTGGTAAATAAATTTCTTCAAGTTTATCAGAAATTTGTAATAATAAATTATTAAAAGCCGATAACGGACTTTCAATAGTTTTTCCTGTTCCCGGGGATAATACTATCATTTGATCAAAAATTTTAATGTTAACTATTAATTTATTTCAAAATTATTCTGCCATTTCTGACAAAAAATTACTTTCAGATAAAATTAATGTTGGTAAACCTCTAAAAATATCACGCAGTTTATCAATTCCTTCTCCAGAATCTTCAAATGTTTCAACATCTATTTTTTTAACATTTCCAGTAATATCAATTTTGAAATAAGTTAATTCAAATGATTTTTTGATACCCGTTATTTTTATGAAATTTAATTCGTTTTCTGTTATTGAAACAGGAATTTCATTTTTAGAAAAAATAAAATCAGAAAAATTAAAAATTTGATTCAATTTAATTCCACTACTGAAATTTCTTTCAGCCATTGGCATTTTTAATTGACTTATTAATTCTGATGTTAAAATTTCAGTACGAACAGTAAATCCTCGGTGTTCAATAGAAATATCTGTTCCGATTTTAATTTTAAAAATTATTGATATATCGGTTATTTCTTCTCCAATGCAATTTATTAATAGTCCTATTTTGGATGAATATGGTACTATTTTTCCAACTAAATTTTGATATTCGGGTAATTGTACCAATTTTGATTTTTTCTCTTTTAAAACAGATGTTCGAATCAAATCCACTAATGTTGAATTTGTTTTTGATTCTAATTTAACATTCCAAATTATTCTGCGAATGTCAAAATCAAGTGGAAATTCATACCATTCTCCTCTTGTAACATACATTTTATTTTTCATTTTTATTATTGTTGTTGGTAATAATAAATTACCATCAAGAATAACAATTTCTCCATTTACTTTGGTTTGATAATTATACTCTCTTGTTACAGTGTTAAAATTCAATATATTTTTGGATATTAATCCTTCCAATATACTTGTTAAACTTTTTTCATTAAGTGAAACTGAATCAAGTAAAGACTCAAAGGTTCGTTTTTGTTGATTAAAAGCTGTTAAAACTTGACTTTCCAAGTTAGAGAAATTTAGTACTTCCATTGTTAGGCGTAGAATTTTAAGTTAGAAAATTAAATAGTTTTGTTCTTATCTTTAATTATATCCACTTTTTTTTTAAAATATAAGCATTCAGACCAAAATAATAAATTTTGTTTATTTAAAATCAATATAATTGAAAAACTAAATCTGAAAAAATTCAAATAAAAAGAAAAATCCAGAGTTTTGAATAACTCTGGATTTTTCTTTAAATCGTATAAATAAAAAATGTAAAAATCGCTATTAAAAAGAAAAACATTAAAAACAATAAACCCCAAAAAAACCAATCACTAAAAATGGATTTTAGTTCATAACCAATAAAAGCAATTATTATTAATATGACAGAAAAAAAATTACTAATCTTGTTCATAAGATTTAAGTTTTAAAGTTTTCCTTCCAAAGCATCCAAATAAGTAACAATTTTGATATTATATTTTCGTGCTTTATTTAATTTTCCCGTATTGATACTTATATCTGAACAGAACAAATATTTTGTATCTTTTGTTAATGTTGTATGAATCGAATTTGGAAATAATTCTTTAAATTTTTTCTCAAATACTGCTTTCGTCATTCCAACAGGATCTTGTGTCATTTCAAACGTAACACTTTCTTCATTAATTTCAACAGGTGCAAGTACCTTAACATTATGTGTTTTTAAGAAATATATTGCATCTGTAATTCTTTTGAATCCTTCTCCACGACAAACATTATTTAAAATTTCATTAGAAATATTTGAAGTATCTTGAGATTTTTTTGTTATTATCATTGCGATTTTTTTAGCAATAACAATTCCAACACGATTGAATTGAAGAATAGAAATTAATGTGTCGAGGTGCAATGTGTTAATTTCATAAATTCGAGAAAATTTTTGCCAATTTACACCACCTCCAAGAATATCGCAAATTTTTGGTTTGTTTGATTTATTGAATAAATCCAATATTTCATAATCAACTTCTGCTCCAATTTTTTCTGCAAGAGTTTCTCCAATTCCATCTAATTGAAGGATTTTCAAACCAAGAATAAAACGATATTTTCTTGATTCCTCCATATCCATTGCTTTCAAATGTTTTCCTTCTTTGCGATATTCACAATCAGGAAGAGAAATATTATTTGAACGAGTAAGAACTTTAACAACAACAGGAATTATATCTCCACTTTTTTCAATTTCAATTTCAGAACCAATTCCTAAATGTTTATCGATCAAATTTTGATAATTATACCCATTTGCGCAAGTAATTGTAGAACCATCAAGTTTTACATGTTTTACCATTACTTTTGGAGTCAAATTACCTGATTTTTTTTGTGTCCATTCAAAACCAGTTACAATTGTTTTTGCTCTTGTTGCTGGAAATTTAATAGCCAACATATTCAAAGGATAATTATTTTTAACTTTTCGTTCTCCTTCTTCAATATAAGCTAAAACAATTCCATCACACAAATAAGGGAAATCTTCTGATTTATAAAAAGCAATTAATTTTTCAAGATTATAAAAATCCTGATTAGTTATTTTTTCCCAAATATTGTTAGGTAATTGATTAATTCCATCGGTACATTCAATAAAATTCAAATCATTTAAAATTTCTTTTTTAATTTCTTTCTGTTTAATTAAAGCCCCAACAAAATTACGAGGATTTTCATAATCTCCTCCAGCATCTGTTGAATATTTATTTAAAAAAGTTTTTTTCGCAATAACTAATTCACCCGCAATTATTTTTTTGCGGTATTTTTTTGTTCTGAGAATATCTGAATGATTTTTAAATAAATCTGTTACATCTAATCCACCACGACTAAGTATTTGTTGAATAACCGGATTTGATTCATCAGAAAAATTCCAAATAATCTTCAAAGCTGCCCCATCAAATTTAGGAGCGCGACTTAATATTTTATCAATTGGAAAATATTTTTTTATTTCTGAAATTGATGAACGATCTTTATATTTTAGTTTTTCCAAACTAATCATTTCTTGCGTATATTCTGTAACTTCTGTAAGTCCAGAATCTCCACGATAAATGGTTTTTTTGATGATACGAGTTACTTCCGGAATATTGTACTTTAATAATTTTTCTGCTAATTCGTCAAATTCAGAATCAGACATAAAAACTTCTTTTTCAATATCTTTGCCATAATAAGCTTCAGATGCTTCAAAATAAAGAATAACTTCCGACAATTGGCCGGAAGTTAAAACTTTACTGAACCGAGAAATAATATTTTCTTTATTCATTGAGTTTATTTTATTTTTTATTTAAGGCTTTGTTTTAATTGTTTTTCTTCTTCAGTTTCCATTTGTTTTTTCAACTTTTCAAGCGCTGACATTGTTTTTTCAGGAATAATAGTGTGAATTCCATAAACAGTCATTCCAGCTAATTTGTTTACTTCAGCAGGAGTTAACTTTTCTTCTTCTGGTTGTTGTTTTTCTTCCTGAAATCTGTTTAGCATTGATTTTTTCAACAAAAAATTTAATTCTTTATTTCCTTGCAAAATTAAATTTTGGGAAAAATGAAGTAATGCCATAATTGTTTCAACAATCAACATTTTATCGGAATTATCTGATCCAACAGCAATACGAACTTCTCGGACAGATTCAGGCATATCTGAAATTTTTGATTTTATTTCAGCTGAAATTTCTTTAATTTTTTCTTCAGATTCTGAAGTAGGATTTTCTCCTGTAACTATTCGATTTGCATTCAACATCAAATTTTTGACTGAAAGAACTCCATAATGTTCACTAACTTCACGAATACCAGTCATTTTCAAATTTGTAATCGCACAAAAAATGTCTTTTCCTCCAAGATTCATCATTCTACTCATTGGGTCATAAGGCAAAAAAGCAGCGATCAAATGTTTCAAAAAATTTCTTGATTTTTGATCTTTGTTCCACAAAACAATAATTTTATCATATGCGAGTTGAACGATTTTTGGGTCTGTTTCCCAAATTTTGGTTTTTTCCGGTAAATTTTCAAGAAAAGAATAAGCAAGAGTTTCTTCAGAAATTTTTTGGAAAACTGGAGCAGGTTTTTCTTTGATTACTGGTTTTTCAACGTTAGTCGAATAAACATCTGTTTTTGGATTAATCATAATTGTTTAGAAATTTGAATTAGAAAATTATGGATTGTTTATGTTTACCTATAATATATCCCATAATATTATACAATATAGGCTTTCAATCAAAAAATAATTTTATTTTTATACTTTGAAAAAAATTTCGGGACAACACAAAAAATTAAATCCATTAGACAATGACAAAGTAAAACTGCTTGCTTTTGAATGTCCACCACCGTTTACATCAAAAAATTTTGCAATTTCAACACAATCATTTGCTTTTTCACTACGAATACTAAATTTGATTAGAGGTTTTGCTAAATCGATTATATAACCAATCCAATAAATACAATTAGGATATTTTGATTCAATTTGTTTTCTAATCCAATAATTTGGATAACCTTCAAAAATAAATATTTTCTTTTCTTGCGAATAATATCCTTTTCGAATTTTTGCTTCGTTTTCAATTATGATTTGATTAATTTTTTGTTTTCCTTCGTAAATCAATTCAAATATTGCATTTTGAAAAAAAGATTTGTCAATTATTGAATTAATCAATTTTGAAAAACTTGTCAAATCTTTAAAATCCATCATATGTGTATTGATTGCAAGAATATCATCTTTTACAATTCCCATATATGTATCATTTTCATTAAACTTTCGACCTACATATTCATTCGAAGTAAAAACCCATGTATCATAATCGGAAATTATATCGATTAACAATTTTAATTTTTCAATGTTTTCCTGTTCTTCAAAAGAAAAGCCATTTACATTTTTGAACCCAAGCGACAAAGCAAGTATTTTACAACCTGATTTTGTTTCATCAAATATGTATTTGAAAACAAAACTGTTTAGTTTTTCCCAACCTTTTGATAACAACAATTTTTCAATTTCTTGATATTTGGCCAAATGATGATCGTAAATACTTACATTAATTTTTCCTTTAAGAATTTCTTTTTTTCTTGATTTTATCCAATCCAAAGGCGGTGTAATATCAACAAAAACATATTCTGTAAAAGAATCATCAATCATCCAAGATTCATAAACTGTATAATTATATGGAATTAAAACAGCTGAACCTTTTTGAATTTCTTGTTGATAATACAGAGATAATAAATATCCTGACATTAATCCATCATTATCAATATGATGAATAAGTGCTAATTTTTTTGGAATTGTATTTTTCATTTTCTAAATTTATGTGTATTACCAAAAACAGTTGCTTTATTAATTCTTGTGATACTAACACCCATTTCTTCAAGAAAATCTTTCGGACTATAACCGTTAATTATTTCTGAAGTTACGAAATTAGATTTATGTTCATCACAATAAACCAATCTTTTTATTCCAGCATTCACAATCAATTTACAACAATTCATACAAGGACTGTAAGTGCAATATAATGTTTTCTGATGTTTTGAAATTTCTTTGGAATAATTGGGTAATTTTATCATATTAAAAATAGCCACTTCTTCACCATGCAAAACACATTCATATGTTTCACCGAATTCATTTTCACAATTTTTCTCACGTAATTCGTGATACATTTTATTATGTCCGTAACTTATAGGTAATAAAGTTGCCATATCAACAACAATAGCTCCTACTTGTCTTTTTTCTGCTTTTGATTCTTGTGCTGATTCAAAAGCAATTTTTAACATTTTCACATCAAATTTTTGTTGCATCAGTTCCATCGGATTACAAATAATTGTTTATTGTTTTTAATACTTTTTTTAATTGAATCGGCAGTTCCTGGACTTTGACCATCATGAAAAGCAATAACAATATCACTTTTTTCTATGATTGCCGTATTTCTCAAAATTCCAGCTTTTTTGCCAAGTTTACTCCAATCAGGTTTAATAATTTCAATTGGAATTGAATTTTCTCTCGCATATCTTTCAGCCAAAGTATCAGCTCCTCGAGCACCACCCGAAATTATTTTTTTAACAATAAAATTTTTTTCATGAATTATTTCATCTACTTTTCTTTTAAGTAATGAATAATCATTAAAATCTCGTGAACCAATTATTGCTAAATTCATATGTTCTTAATTTTATTAATATATCCATAAAAATACTAATTTATAGATTGTATAAATTTGTCATATGGATCAGGATTTTATTTCGATATGATTTTGGAGCACGAGGATTATGCATTTTTATTGCTTTGTTAATATTTTTATTCGGATTATAATGATTATTCATAATATTGAACATTTCGATAGATTTTTTTCTTGATAATCGATCAATTAATTCATATTTTTTATAAATTTCATTATTTTTTAAAATTCGATTGACTTCTTTTACATAAATTGGTGTTATTTGTAAACAACCAATAGAATTTAATTGCCCAATAGCAAAATTATCCCCCTTTGATTCAATATGGATTATTGACAATATCAAATAATTCCATTCTTTTTCTTTTTCAATTTCGATTAGTTCATCATTAGTTTTTAATTGAAGTTTATTTATTTCGTTAGGGAAATAATTAACACCAATTATTAAAAATAATAAAACCAATAATATTTTGAGTTTTTCTTGTTTCATTAGTGTAAATTTAAGTAAAACAATAAACCCCAGAAATTTTTATTTCCGGGGTTTTTGATAAAATCAATTAATTTATTATTGTTTTATTTTTTGTTCATTTAAAAGTTGAATTTCTTTTTTCATATCTGTTAAATTCCTTTGTAACATTTCATTTAACTGATTTATTCCAATATTAACAATTTTCAAACTATCAGTAGTTTTCATTTGTTTACTAATGATGAGTTGAAGAGAATCAACAGAAGCTTCAGAACGAAGATTTAATTCTTTTCGTTGAACTTCAAAATAATCAGTAAAATATTCTCGTGAATCAATCACAATAACTGTGGCAATTCCAATTATCGCAATAATAATTAAAAGAATTGACCAGCCAACAAATTTTTTCATAAGGTTTAAGTTTTTAATTAACGAATAACGTTGAAGTCGTCCAACATCTGATTTTAATTCATTTATTTTGATCGAAGAAAGAGAATTCAAATACTTTTTGTGTTTTTCAACAAAAAATTTAACAACAATTATTGCTAAAATTATTTGAATAATTATCGAAAGAATTACCAATCCGATTAAAAAAAATTCATTTGGTGATATTGGATATTTCATTTTTCTTTTTCTTAAGATTTAACATTTTTCCCAACCACAAACTTCACATATTACACAACCTTCTTTATGTGTTAATTCACTACCACAAACTTGACAAAGTTCTTTTGTTGTAACTTCAGTATCAACAATATAATTGTTAAGAATTTTTATCAATCTGTGTGTAAAACTACCTGCAATTGGTTTTGTTTTATCAAGAATTTTAATAATTGTTGGCATTGGAGTCCGATGACTCATTAATCCAGAAACTAAAATTGACAACATTTTTTCATCATGTTCAACATCAGTAATTTCTTTAACAATAAAAGTATCGGAAACAAAATTATACCAATTTTTAGATTCTTTGATAATTTCTCCTTCAATAAATTCATGTGAATCTCCAATTACTTGGGGTAAGTTCGCAACACCAGAAATAATGAATAATTCATAAGGACGATTATCTAAAAATCCAATAATGATCGAATAAATTTGACTTTTATATGGTAAAGTATGATAATGTGCTAAAAGAGAGTTAGGACGTTTTACAGATTTTAACGGAATAAATGATTTCGCAAATTCTTCTAATTTTTCTTTATATTTATCAGAACTTACCAAAATACCACTTCTTGAACCATCACGATAAACAGTATTTCCTTTCAATCCTTTTTTCCATGATTCCATATAAATATTACCAATAACTGATTTTTCAATATCTGTTGGTAAATTTATTGTTGAAGAAATCGCATGAGTAGTATATCTTTGTACAACTGATTGAATTTCAACTCTTTGTTTCCAATCCAAATCATCAGCAGTATTTTTATACCACGGACTTGATTCAAATCTTGAAATCAAAGATTTTTCATCCAAATTCTCAAGTATATTTTTTACTTCTTCAATACTACATTCATTTGAATATTTGATTTTATACCATTCAATGAATTTTGGGTGTAAAACAAAATATTCGGAAAATTTTTGATTATCCGCTGGATCAATATAATCTATACGATCAGTTTCAGTAATACATTTTTTTCTTCTTTTGTAAAAAGCTTTGAAAATCGGTTCAATTCCTGACGTTATTTGAGCAACAATACCTCCTGAACCATTAGGAGCCGCAGTTGACCAAGAAACATTTCTTCGCCCGTATTTCAACATTTTTTGATATTGTTCAGGAAATTCAATAGAAATAACATCATGCATGTAAATTGACATTTTTTCCAATTCAGGATCAAATCCGGAAAAAGCTCCATAAAGAATCGCTAAATCAGTTGTTGCATCAAGTTCAGCTTTTAGTTTTACTTTGAATAACTTAGCAATAAATTCTGGAGAATAATAAGGCAAATTCAAACCCGCTAATAAATCTCCTAATCCAGAAAATCCAGCACCAATACGTCGAGAATTTACGGTTACTCGATTGATTTTTTGCCAAATTAATATTTCTGAATCTTTCAAATTTTGAGGAGAATTATCGGAATTAATCTTACCAATAATTCTATCAATATAATCTAATTCCAAATCAACCAATAAATCACCAACTACTATTTGTTCATAAAAAATATTATATGCTTTTTCAAATAAATTTTGAAAATCATTTGATTGTTGTGTTAAAAATGGTCGATCAATCAATTTGAATAAATTTACCGCAAGTAATCGACATGCATTATACGGTTCCATTGGAATTTCGGAACAATTATGTGCAATAACGCCTTGAACAATACCCCAATGACATTCATCTTTCAATTCAAAATCATAAACTTCTGTATATTCATCATTGTCAATAATTTTCACAACTTCCAAACCATCGCCTTCAAAATTATTCAAAAATTTTCCGTGTGAATCTTTTGCTTGAATTTCAACTTCTTCAATTGTTTCAAACATATGATTTGGAGTGACTCGAATTTCTGTTCCATCTTCCAAAACCAAAGTTATAATTTTTTTAACTCCAGTTCGCCAAACTCTACCAGGAACTTCTTCCCCATATTTGTTAATCAAAGTTAAAGGGAAATTTACTCCACATTTTGGCAAACATAATTGTTCAAGTGTTGCGAAATCAACTTCACCATCATCGGTAAGAATTTCCATTTCGCCTGTAAAACAGGGATTTGTCGAAACTGGACGATATTGTTTATAAACCCAATCAGTTCCACCTTTTCTCCAATTTCCTGTAAAAATAATTCCAGGTTCAGCAGTTTTCCATGCACAATCAATCAAAACATTCCAATAATCAATTGCACGAATTTTCTTAACATAAACACCTTCTTCAATAAAGATTAATTTATCATATCCAAAAAGTTCAGGTTTAATGTCATAATTTTCAATTCGCATATCAATAGGAAAAGTTAGTAAATAATCGGAATTATTTACAACTGCTTCCATAAAATCATCATCAATCAACATGGAAATATTTGCTCCTGTGATTTTTGTTAAATCTTGTTTTGATGTAATAAATTCAAGTGAATCAGGATGTCGCATATTCAAAGTAAGCATTAATGCTCCTCTTCGTCCTAATTGTGCAACTTGCAAAGTTTTATTGGAAAATCCTTCTGCAAATAATACAACTCCTGATGAAAATCCTGCTTGATTATGAACTGCCGATCCGTTTGGTCTAATCAATGATAAATCGACACCGGCACCTCCACGACGTTTCATTACTTGTGTAATTTCGTCTTCTTTGAAATTTATTCCTGAATAACTATCGTGTGGTTGTCCTAAAACGAAACAATTTGAAAGAGTTGAAAATAATTCATGTCTTCCTATTCCTTGCATCGGACTTCCACCCAATATAATATTATCGAAATTTAAATTTTTTCTTATTATTGAATATATTCCCGTTTTTTGTTCATCAAGAACATACGAATATCTTTTTTGTCCATATTCTGAAAGTTTCTTAATTTTTTCAATAGTAATTTCACCTCTTTCCAATCGTTCAATTTCTTTTTCTGCAATTTCTTTGATATGTCTTTCAAACATATCGACAGGAGTTCTTTCATTACCATATTTATATTTTCCAGTCCAAACATCAGTTGCTAAAGTGTCTCCGTGAAAATAATTTAGAGTTTCAAGGTATTCAGGTGATACAGTTGGTTCAGTTGACATATTTTATTGTTTTAGTAAATTTTAAATAAGATTAATTAATCGAAAAATAAAAATTATCAGTAATATAAATACTGACATAACCAAAATATAATTCCAAAATAATTTTATTACTTTGAAAAGATAAACAAAAAAGATAAAAAAAGAACCTCCGATCATTACGAAAGGAATCCCTATTGCACTTAATATGTTTATAAGTACTGAATCTTTCATTTTTTTCATAATTTTGAAAATATTGTTGGGTTTAACATATATATCCACAAATTAAATGAAAGATAGGTTGGAAATATTTTCGGGATATTTCTAACCTATCTTTCACTGAAATTAATCTATTTTTTCAAATATTGAACCTCTTTCATCAGTTTTTACTTCATACGTAACTGTTTGAAATAAATTTTCGATTGAATGATCAATGATGAAAATCGATTTGTTTGTGAATTTGTTCAAAAGTTGAACGAGTATTTCCTTGTAATTTTTCGCATCGTAACTCAAATCCTTTCCGTCATTTAATGTTCCTGAAATTTCATCAATAAACATATGACTGATAGTGTTTTTCACATTAAGTGTGTGAATTGTGTAAACGAGCGCCAAAGCTAAAAAGCATGTTTCCATTCCGGAACTTTGTTGAACTGGTTGATATGTACAAACTCCGTTTTTATATCCAATGTGATACAATTCAGATTCTTCATTCCAGAATAATTTAAAATCAACATCTTGTAACAATGTGTTCAAAGTTGAATTTAAGAAAGTACGGTAATATTCGAAAATTATTTCTTTAAACGAAGTCTTAATTAGTTTCGAATATATTTTCCAAATCAAATTATTTTTCTGATACAACAAAAATGTATTATATTCAGAAATCGATAATTCTTTTTTAGTTTTATTTCGTTCGAGAGAGATTTTGTTCGCATTTATCGCATCATTTCTTTCTTGAGATTCAATCGAAAAATTATCCAGCTTACCTTTCACCACTTCTAATTCAGCAAGTTTTTCTAAATATTTTGGTAATGAGTTAACTTCCAATTTATTAATCGAAAGTTTTATTTTATCATATTCGGATTGTTTAATTAACTGACTATTGTTGTGAATTGAAATTTTTTCATTTTCAGTGTCAACTGCCTCATTGCCTTTGATATTTCTATCCAATAATAATTGATAATTTTCAAGTGCAATATTATGCTTTTTGATTATCAAATTTATCGAGTAATCATTTTCTATTATTGTTTTACGATATTCAACAATATTGTTTTCAGCATTTTTAATCAAATCGAGATTTATCTGATATTTGAAACAGAACTCTTTCAGTTTAAAATTATCGATTTTTTCATTCAAAGAAAAATCACCATATTGAATTTTAGTTGATAAATCCCAAAGTGACAAAGATTCTTTTAATTCCGTTATAGCTATTTCAATTCTTAACATTGAAACATTACAATCAGTTATTTCATTAAATACAACTTCACATGGTTTTTGTAATAATTCAATATCTAAAATTGAATCGTAATTACTAATCGATAAATCACGATATTTATTATATTGAACTATGTAA